AAACTGTTGAACAGAAAGTAAATGGTATTATTGTTGCTCAAGGCATAGTTGCTCAAAATGGATGGAGAGTAGGATCTAATATTCTACGTTTGGAAGATATTGTCGGTGTTTTTAAAGAGGGACAGACTATCATTGGAAAGAGTAGAAAGAAAACTGCTCGTATCAAGACAATCAGTAGATCTTCGTTTATTCCTAACATTGTTACTAGAGAAAAAACAATTGGTAGATTTACTTCCGACAGAGGAAAGGTAAGTTCTAGCAATCAAAGAATCCATGATTCTAATTTCTATCAAGATTATTCCTATGTTGTTAGATCTAGGACACCAATCAACCAGTGGCGTGATGTAATTAAGGATACCACACATCCAGCTGGATTTAAGATGTTTGGTGAAGTCTATTTGGAATCTGAAGGTGTATCTAATATGCCTTCTAGTCAAAAAGCATTTAAGTCCACCATGTATTTGTGTGGTCCTCCTCTTGCAGTTTCTTCTTTGTCTACAAAGAGAACTATCCAGCAACAGGTAATTAAAGTAAAAGACTCTAGAGTTGTTAGAGGCGAAGGATCAGTTTCTGTATCCGATTTTGACGAAACTCTTACCAGAGTAAGAGAACTTAAGTTGTCTCCTGCTTTTGACGGTAGATATGACCCACAGACTGGTCTGAAAATTGGCAACAAACAGTTTACCATTACTGATGCTGCAACTGGCACTGCATACACACCATATAATGAGCAAGAAATTTTAATGACCATTGATGGCATTGCACAAAGACCAGGATATTCTTTTAAAGTAGTAGGTAATCAACTTTCCTTCTTTGAACCACCACTTGGTCCAAGAGTTACCGAAGATCAGCTTGTTCCCCCACAGAATGCATATATTAGAGCATTTAAGTTCAGAGAAGATACAGATAATGCACGTTATCTAAAGCGTTTAAAAAATATTGCAGATTCTTTCGATGGCAGAACTAGAATCTTTGATTTGAACTGGGAAGATGGTAGTGTTGTAAAAACACAGGTCAACGAAGACTTGTTTGTATATCTTGATGGAGTATTGCAGCAAGGTTCTTATGAGATCAGAAGATTTTCGAGTGCAAACAAAACAGATCGTATCGCTTTTGTCAAAGCACCCAAAAACTACAAAGATCTTTATGATGCAGATGCTTTTCCACAAGAACTGCAGAACGAAACATATTTTTATGGATTTGGTGTAGGTCTATACGAAAGACTTGGTATCGACAAGAGAATAGTTCCTTATACTCAAAACAATCAATACCTAATCTATGACTCAAACAATAATGTAAAAACTATTGACAATCCATTATATGCATATGTTTATGTGGATGGCGTTCTCCAAAAGCAAGATCTGTCATACAAGATCAATGGAGCTTCAATTACTTTTATGCAACCATTGGAATATTCGGAACAGGCAGATGGATCTTATACTTGTGCAAGAGTAGATATTATCCGTTTGTATGGTAAGAACTATCAATCTACTCTTAATATCTTTAATTATGAACAGGATGCTTTCTATAACAGAGCAACTGTAACTTTTGATGGCGTAGGTACATATGATACCATGTCTTCTTGGTATGTTTTAAATACTAGTGATAGAACTAGTGTTGTTCAAGGAGATAGAGTTTGGGGTGAACTTATCAGTATCCAAAAGGGCACTGGAAATCAATGGATTGCTGTATTAAAATCACAAAATATTGATTTTGTTGCTGGATCTGATGTCACTTTTGATAGATTTGATGGAGATCCTTTGACAATTAGTTTTACAGACTTCTCAATTGCATATACAACAAATGTTGCTGGAGAACGTATTCTCAATCGTGTAGAAGCTAACTATATTCCTTTCTTGCCTACTAATGATTCTTTTGATAGTTATGACTATCGTGGTGAGATTCTGAAAGAGCATCCAACTCTCCGTAGAGGAGATAAGATCATGATTGACGGTGAAAGTGAATATCGTAATATTATTAGTTCTCCACTTTTTGCCAAAACAACTGATTATCGTAAAGGCGGTAATGCTTCTGCTAACTTCTTTGCTAAAGTTGCTTCTTCTGATTATAACGGAGATGTTCTTGGTGAAGGTCTGTCAGTTACAACAACCATTGATACTGGTAAGGTAACCTCTTTGAATTGGAATAGGAGGGAACTAACATATTTCTTCCAAAATAGTATTCTTATCAATCCTACTGCCTATAACTATAATACCCCACCAGTATTAAACTTCATTCCTACGAATGGTGAGGGTGGCGGTGCTAGAGCACAAGTTTTGGTATATGGTGGTCAAATTATTGACATCATTTTAGTAGATGGTGGTTCTGGATATACTGCTCCTCCAAGAGTTGTTATTTCTAGAGGATATAATATTCTTCGTGAAAATAACCATCCAGAATTTTCTTTAATTAGAACTATTTTTGGAGGTCAAGGTGAAGGGTTGAATGCAACTATTCAAACTACATCATCTGTTATTGATCTATATCGACGTAACTTGCTTGAGCATGTTGCTATTATACAATCTCCTAATCCTCTTGGAACCGCGAGATTGATTGGTAGGAGAATGGATTTAGTTACTCCTGAAATTGGAATGGGAATCCCATCCGAGCAGGATATTATTAAACGTATTCAATGTGTTGTAGCAACACAATCACCTGCTGCTATTGAGCAACCAACTTTTATTAGAGTGTTCCTTGAAGTAGAGGATATTGGATTTGCATCATTCCGAGCAGATAAGACCAGATATTTTAATTCTGGTGTTATTGCCTTGGATGAAAATCCAGTTACTTATCCACAATTCTACTCACAAGGTAAATTGGGAGGTACTGTAGCTTCCTTTATTGATTACTTGTACATAGATGTTGGTTATGCAAATGTATCAGGTATTACTCTTGAGCAACTTGAATTGACATATACACAATTCAAGGGTATCAGCGAAGGTGTTGATACTTGGATGGATAATATGGCATTGAATAATACATCACTAACAACTGATGGAACTCTATTCAATCCTGGAATTCCATCTATCCAAGAGCTGATGTCTTATCTAGATGCACCGTTGACTGCATCTTCTATTGTAATCTATATTCCAGATACCACTAATTTCCCTGATAGTGGTAAATTACTTGTCGGTAAAGAACTTGTAACCTACACATCTAAATTATCTGATCGTCTTATTGGTGTTACAAGAGGTGTTGACAACACAACAGCAGCAGCACATACTGCTGGTCAGTTCATCAGAACTATCGGTCTAGAGACAACTCTCTAAAAACACCGTATAAATATAAATAACACAGAAATCCAACCCGTATCTCTTAATTTCAATGGCTGCTATTATCTCGGAAAAGTTTAGAATTTTTAATGCAAAGCAGTTCCTAGAGTCTCTTACTGAAGGCGCTAGTGATACTGGTGCCGACCGAAGTCGTATGTACTTCTTTGTCGGCCGACCCCAAGCATGGGATTCATATCTAGAAGTTTACGCAACAGATGGCGGATCTTTTACCGCTGGTAATCAGGTATATGTAGGTGCCGCACTAGGTTCTGCTACATTCAAAGGGACTATCGCAAAGGTTTGTCCTAATAGTCTACTAATTCAATCAGTTGGTCCTCTTCCAACTGCTGCTCCTGCTTTGGGGTCAGCACTAAAAGAGTCTGATGGTTCGGCAGATACGGGTGTTACCGCAACCACAGGTGTCTACAGATATTCTACAGAGAACGTTCCTCCTGTACCCCTTGACAACCAAACCGAGAAATTTAGCGTTTACGACGATATTATTGCAGCAAAAAGAATTACTTCTTCTTATGCAAGATCTGTTGTAAGAAGATACAACTGGGATACAGCAAACAATCCCAAGTTTGATATGTGGAAACCAAATTATTCAGCTACCCCAGCTGGTGGTGGACAGATTGGTGTTTCTACTGCTACGGGTGCAACTGGCATTGGTTCTTCAAAGTTCTATGTAATGAATCAGAACTATGAAGTATTCAAGTGCCTTTATAATGGTGAAAGCATCGCTAACCCAACTGGTGTTAACGTAGTTCATGAACCAAAGACCAACCCTTCAGCAGGTCTAGGTACATATGCTGCTGGAATCTTTACTGCTCCTGATGCTTCTTACATCTGGAAGTACATGTATACCATGCCTACCGATGATGTACTAGCATTCCTTTCTTCTGACTTCATGCCTATTGCTGCAGCAGGAGAAACATCTAGAGTTGCAACTGAAACTGCTGCTGTTGCTGGTTCTATTAACGTCGCTCTTATCAAAGATGCTGGCACAGGTCTTACCAACGGTACTTTCTATGCTCCTATCATGGGAGACGGTTCTGGTGGTGTTGTCAAACTAACAGTTGCTGCTGGCGCTATTTCTGCTGCAGAACTTGAAGTAGCAGGATCTGGTTACACTTATGCATCTGTTCCAGTTGTAACTGGTGTTCCTTCTGGAGTTTCTGGAAGCACTGAAGCAATTGGTCTCTTTACTGATACAGCATTGACCGTATCTCAAGCAGTTGCAGGAACGTCATCTGCAGCACTAGAGGTCATTCTTCCTCCTCAAGGTGGTCACGGATCCGACTTTGAAACTGAACTTAATACAAAGCGTGTCATGACGAATATTCGTCTCACCTTTGTTGAGAATGCTGGTGACTTCCCTGTAGATAACGACTTCCGTCGTATCGGTATTATCAAGGATCCTCTTGAGTACGGTACAACTACCTTCGCTACAGCAGATACTCTTTCTGGTCTAAAGTCAGTTAAATTGACTGGAGCAACTGGAAACTTTACTCCAGATGAGATGATCTCCCAGACCGTTGCTGGTGGTACTGCAATGGGCACTGTAGTCTCTTGGACCCTAGATGCTGGATCTCCAACTCCAACACCAGGAACCCCTGGTAGCGGCGTTCTGAAGTATATCCAGAGTCCAGAGTATCATACAGATGGTAACGGAATCGTAAGAGACTTCGCATCTGATGCTGCAAATGCAATCACTGGTGCTGCTTCTGCTTCACAAGGAACAGTTGAAGTTGCCTTGGCAGATGGAACTCAATTGGTGGGTGCTATCTTTACTGATGGTCTTGCATCTCCAGAGATTGAAAACAACTCGGGAGACCTCATATACATAGAGAACAGAAGACTAATCACTAGAGCAGCTGACCAAATTGAGGATATCAAGTTAGTCATCGAATTCTGATTATAAACGAAAACAAGACGGTAGTTTAATACAATGCCACAGAAGACTAATCTTAAAGCCGCACCATATTTTGACGACTACGATTCTGGGAACGACTTCTATAAGGTATTATTCAGACCTTCCTATCCTGTTCAAGGGAGGGAGCTGAATACTACCCAGTCGATCCTACAGAATCAGATTGAAAGTTATGGTAAATATGCTTTCAAACAGGGCGACCTAGTTGTCCCTGGTGAAGTTGGTCTGAATAAAAAACTTGACTTTGTAAAACTATCGTCTGTTTCTGAAGTTGCTGTAAGTGTAGATGACGAAATCATTTACCAAAAATATGATATCAATAATCTAATTGGTCAAAAGATCAATGGATTATCTTCTGGTGTTGTTGCTCTTGTACAATCTATTGTAAGTGCAACCGATAATAATGCCGACACTCTTTACGTAAAATATTTAAATGCTGGTGATGGAGGAAACGAAGAAAGGTTCCGTCAAGGAGAAACGCTCGAAGTTGTGGATGGCATTAACAGCCCTCTTCTCGTTGTTGGCACTGACGGCAGTGTTCTACCTACTAGCGTTGCGGTAACCGACCCAGACACACAAGTTACTACATTTGTAGAAAGTGGTGCCATGGGATTTGCTTCTGCTGTACAAGTAGAAGAAGGTGTATATTTTGTTAATGGATATTTTGTAAGAAATTCTGCCGATTTAATTGTTGTTGATGGTTATAGTGACAATCCTTCTGTAAAAGTTGGTTTTAAGGTTACTGAAACTCTAGTAACTCCAGAAGAAGATCCCACACTATATGATAATGCATTTGGATCTTCCAACTATGCTGCTCCTGGAGCACATCGTCTAAAAATTAGTTTAAGTCTAGTACGATATTCTTTTGAAGAAACTACAGACAAGAATTTTATTCAACTTCTTTCTATTAAGAATGGAGTTATCCAAAAGCAGGTAAGACAAGCTGCATATAATACACTTGAGAATACTCTTGCTAGAAGAACTTATGACGAGTCTGGTGACTATGTTGTAGATTCTTTTGACTTTGACATCAGAGAGTTTTATCAAAGACCAGGTAATCGCGGTGTATATGCACCAGGTGTCAATGGACTTATTGGTCCTAACGGATTGAGTGCTTCTGAAGCAGCGAATACGATGGTTGCTACTATCGGACCTGGTAAAGCATATGTCCGTGGTTTTGAGATTGTCAATAAAGAAACAAAGTATATTGACGTTGATAAAGCGAGAGATACGCTTTCTAGAGACAATGTAACAATCAAGTCGAACGGTCTCGCATCGTTTACTATTACCAATGTATTCAACACTCTTCCTCTTAATGCCGAAGGTGCTGATCTAACTGCATATCCAACTATCTTCCTAAACTCCACATATAATGATGGAGTCAATGGTAGCAATGATCTAGAGTCTTCTACTGACTACATCCAAACTATCGAAAGAAGAGGTCTTGGATATGGAAAAGATGATGCTATCAAGACTATCTACTTGCAAGCAGCAATTGATCTAGGTCTTATTGATGAGTCAAGTATTGAACCAAATACTCCTTCTAATAAAGCAGATATCAAAACTCTCTACTTTGTTTCTTCTAGAACTTCTGCTAATGGTGTAGCGTCTACCGAATCCGTAAAAGTTCTTTCTTTTGCAAAAGTAACCAGACCAGAAGTTGGAGATGTTAACGCACAGTATTTGCAATTAACTGTTCTTGGTAGAAAAGATTTTCTAGATAATCTCTTCCTTGAGTATGATGATAATGTATCCACAAAAAGAAGATTCCTTTATAAGTCTTTAGCAGAAGTTCAGCAAGAGATTAATGATGTAGGTTACATTGTTGACTATAGCAATACTATTGTACCTTTGGTTGGTATAGCAAAACCAAAAGATGTCAGCCTAGTTGGCAGACCTGATGGATTTAATGCAGATACCGATATTGTTATTTCTCGCGGTAAACTTGCTGATGGAACAGCAATTTACAATGGTAAATTTAATCTATCCTATTTCAATCCAGTATTCTTTACTCGTTTGCTTGTAGATTCTACTATTAGCAACGGATTTGCACCTGGTAAATATATCACAGGTTCTACCAGCGGTGCCTATGGGGTTGTAGAAGGCAATACAAATGGATTCTTGTCTCTTGGTAAGAGTCTTTACGTTAAGACTTTGTACGGGACCTTCTTGCCTGGTGAGACAATTACAAGTGAAGAGGGAGATCTCCTACGTATTGCAGGTGAAAATACTATTTCTCACTTTGTTGTTTCTAGACAAGGGACTGGATATACTGCTGGATCCAGAGTTTCTGTCAATGGCACTCGCTTCGAGCTTAAAGATGTCAATGTAGGCATCAATGGTGGAACACTTTATAAGATCGAAATTTTAAATAGAGATGTTTTGCAGACAGAATATTCTGCACCTCCAACTATTGACATTGAAGGAACTAGTACGATTGTTGCTAATGTTATTCCTGTTCTATTCAAGAACACTGTTCTGACTTATACAGCACAGAATGTTAAGTCTCTATATTCAGAGTTTGGATCTTCCAGTAAGTTCTCTGCTGATATCGAAACTCAAGATACAGAATTCTCCGAAACAAAAGCTGTAACCCAATACACATTTAGTGGAACTAAAGGTTACAAATATATTGAGTGTAATGGATTTGGTGCAGATGCATCACTCATGCTCGTCCAAGGTGACGTTATTCAATTTAATGATGATACTGGTAGACTAAACAAATTTATTGTAGATCTAGTAACTATTCCAAAAGGAACTGATAAGTCCAGAATTTATTTCAACAGTGCCCTGCCTGATACAGTAACATCAGTAGCTGTTGTTAGATTGCGTCCTATTATTACAAATGGAACCACATCTACACTTCTGTTCCCAACTGGTAGTAAAGAAGTTGGTAGTCTTGTCAAGTCCACAGAAGACACCAAGATTAGTTATTACATCAGAAGAGATTTTGTAACTACTGGTAGTGACAATGGTGGCAACATTACATTTGCTGCTCAATTAGATTTTGGTACACAGAGATTTGTTCCTTTCACAGAAAAAGATTTCCTAATCACTGTTCTAGACAAGGGTGGTTCTGATCTAGTTGAAACTGGTGATGTTGTTTATGTGTCTCCAGATTTTGTCAGCATCCTTAATACTACTGACGCTACATCTGGTCTATCTTCTGGTAGTATCACACTTACCTTCCCTGGTAACTATTTTGGTAATAATGTAACTAACTTCCCCAAACTGAAGTTGACTGCTACCATTGAAGTTTCTAAAGGTAGACCCAAGCTCAAGACAGCAATTAAAAACAAGAGAGTTGTCATCACCTCTGCTGGCGATCAGGTATTGCCTCTACGTGGTCTTGATTACGATAGTGACAGCAGTGAAGTTCTATCTTACTCCGATGTATTTAAAGTAAGATACATTTACGAAGGGTCTACATCTGCTCCTCCAACAGTTGACGTTAATGGTAATCTGGTTGTTGGTACTGATCTAACTGATAGATTTACTTTTGATGATGGACAGAGAGATACATTCTATGATGTATCTAGAATTGTACTAAAACCTGGTTTTACTCCACCTACAGGACAAGTAGTTGTAGCATTTGATTACTTCGAGCATTCTCAAGGTGACTTCTATACAGTTGACTCATATATTCATGAGGCAGGTGTTGTAGCAGATGAGATCCCTGATTTCAACTCTGCCGTCCATGGTAACTTGAGTTTGAAGAACGTCATTGACTTCAGACCGAAGGTAGACTCTACTGCTATTATCACTGGTTTCCAAGATACTTCATTACTCTCACAAGCAGAATACATCAACTTTATTGGTGCAGGTGGTTCTGTATCCAGTACACCATCTTCTGCTAGATCTCTACCATATACTATTTCCTTTACTGAATCACAGTATCTGGATAGAATTGATGGTGTATTCCTGAACAAGAAAGGTGAGTTTATTATCAAGCAAGGTAATTCTTCACTTAACCCAAGCAAGCCAGAAATCATTGAGGATGGTATTCCTCTCTACTATATCTTTATTCCTGCATTCACCAAGTCGAGCAAAGATGTAAGAATCACTTCTGTTGATAATCGTCGTTTTACGATGCGTGACATCGGCAAACTAGAGAAGCGTATTGAGCGTCTTGAGTATTACACCACGTTGAGCATTCTTGAGCAACAAGCTCTCAACATGCAAGTTAAAGATACTCTAGGTATTGATAAGACCAAGAGTGGATTCCTAGTTGATAACTACGAGACTCATGCTGTAGGTAATGTCAAATCTATTGATTATCTGTGTTCTATCGATGCACAACAATCTGTATTGAGACCACAGTCCAAAGAGGATAATTTTGCACTAAAGGAAGTTAACACAAGATCCGACCAAAGAAGAATTGCTGGGTATACTAATTCTAATGGTGTTATAACACTACCGTTCTCTAATGTTTCATATGCAAATAATGATTTTGCTACAAAAACTTTAAATCCAAACCCATTTGTTGTCCTACAATATGTGGGTGATGCTGCTGTTCATCCTAATGTTGATCAGTGGTACAATGACACTGTGGCACCTTTAGTTACAGATAACAATACCAATTTGTTCTCTGTATTCCTTGGTAAGCAAGATGTTCGTGTTGCATTCTCAAGTATCTATAATTCGTTTATTATTAACTGGGTTGGTGTAGATAAGTCATTCTACAACCTGAAGAGTTTTGCTGAAAATAATACTAGAACTGCAGAGGCAACTGTGCAGAGTGCGACTACATCAACTTCTTCTAATATCAGTCCACAAAATAATGAGATTGCGAAGGGTGTAGGATACAAAACTATTAATGGTACTAATGTAGCAAATGCTCTTAAGTTCTTTGCTAGATCTATCCCAATCAAATTTATCATTAGAAGAATGAAGCCAAAGACACAATTGAGTGTCTTTATGGAGAAGAGAGACATTGGACGATGGGTTAATCCAGACTCTAGATTTACAGGTATTGCAGGAAACTCTCTAACGGTATTCAGTGGCAATATTACTACCGATGAGTATGGTAATGCTAGTGGAATTATTCTAGTCCCATCAGGATATGCTCCAAAGGAAAACACTTCTTGGACAGGTGATGTCAATACAGTGATTATGGATGACACTTCAGAAGAATTGTATTTCTCTACAGGTGCAAAAACAATTAGATTTACTTCTAGTTCTAGTGACTCTGATATCACTACTGTGGATTCTTTCGCAGAAGTTAAGTTCTATGCTACAGGTCTTCTACCCGAAGCACCTGTGTCCATCATCTCTACAGCACCTGCTATTTTCAAGGCAAACGAGGGCGTTCAAACTATTGATAGCAATACAGAGAATAGTGCAAGACCAAATCCAATGGCACAGACTTTCACTGTGGAAAACTTTGAAGGTGGTATGTTTACAACTGGTGTTGATCTATTCTTCAATAAGAAGAGTTCAACTATTCCTTTGAGAGTCTACGTCACTAATGTAGAGAGTGGCAAACCTGGCAAGTATATTCTACCTGGAACTCAAACCACTCTATATCCTGATACTTTTATCAAGGTATATTCTTCTGGAAACATCACTATTAAAAAGGACGAGTCAATAACTGGTAGACAGAGCCTTGCGTCTGGTCCTATTGCTAAAATTTTGGATAGAAATAACTTTGAAGTTGTTCCTTCTTCTAATGGAGACATCTTCCTCACTAATGAGCAAGTATATACATTTGTATTGAGTAATCACAATGGCAGTTCTTTTATTGCTAATGAAGATCTGACCTTAAATTCTGTAACCACATACAACAATGCAAACAATGCTACTATTGGTTTAAAGATCGCAAAAGACTCTGGTCGTGTATCTAAACTCAATATTACCAATCTTGGGTCTGGTTATGAGAATGCAACTATTACTATAGAGAGTCCTCAACTACCTGGTGGTAGTAATGCTACTGGATCTGTTAAAGTCTCTGGCGGTCAAATCTTCTTTAGCGAAGTTGCGCTAGCAGGTAGAGGATATACTGAAGCACCATCTATTGTTATTAGAGGAACTGGTGCTGGAAACAACGGTGCTGTAATTGAATCAGAAATTGAAATTGATGAACCAGCAGTCAGAATGGGTATTGCCATTGATGAAGCAGGATCAATTCAATCTACAACTCCCACTAGATTCAACTTCGAGTATCCAGTATATCTACAAAACAATTCTGAATATGCACTCAACATTGAGTGTGACAGTATTGAATACGAACTATGGGCATCTAGACTAGGTGATACTGATATCTCTTCTGGTATCGTTGTTAACGCACAACCGTTACTTGGTTCTGTATTCAAATCACAAAACGTAGATAACTGGACTGAAGATCTATTTGAGGATATTAAGTTTACTCTTTACAGAGCAGAATTTGATAACTCCAGGTCTGGAGAAATTCTAATTAAAAACGAAGATCCTGGATACACAAAGCTAGAAAACAATCCAATGGAGACATATGCGCTTGCAAATAGCACAGCAACATCTAGTCTCTTTAAAAACAACAGTTCTGTTATTAAGGTATACCATAGAGATCATGGGTTTGAAACTGGTGGAGACTCCAAAGTATTCTTCAGAGGTCTAGAAGATTTTGCTGGATATGATTCCAACACGGTAGAATCATCTTTGTTCCAGGTATATAATGTTGGTATTGATTCTTATAACATCTATGGTCCTACTAGAGCATCAGACACTGGATTCTTTGGTGGTTCAACTGTACTAGCATCGTACAATAGAAAGTACGAGAAACTCTACGCACAGATTCCATACCTACAAGTTTCTGGTACAAAGATTGACAGCATGGTAAGAACTACTAATATTGTTCCTGTTGATAGTAATACTACTAATTTTACTTCTTATTCTATCTCTGACTTTGAAACTACCTTCTTGAACGAAGAGCAGTATTTCTTGAATCAAAAGGTTGTTGCTTCTACCATCAATGAAAGCTTGAATAATCTAGACACTTCTCTCGCATACAAACTTAAGTTGTCTTCAGAGCAGTCTTATCTATCACCTGTCATTGACTTGAGATCGGCTTCTGTCAAAACAATTACTAACAGAATTGAAAATGCAGTTGGTAGTGAAGACAGATATGGCAAGAGATATCAACAGATTCAACTCTTCCCTGTCTATAAATTTACTGTTAGTGGCAATGAGGACAATGGAACTGAAGTTCCTATTGTTATCAATCAAAATGTTACTGGTGTAACATCAGGAGCACAATCAGAAGTTCTTCGTGTCATTGGTAGTGATGTATACATAAAGATTAAGAACTCGGTAAACTTTGATATTGGCGAGCAATTGTTCTTTAGCACACAGTCTGCTGCTGGTGGAGATCTAGAAGGCATTACGGTTACTATTTCTAATGACGGTATCTTTGATCAGAATCCTAATTTTGTTGCTGGAACTACAGTAACTGCATTCAATCCTGCACAAAGAGTAGATAAGTATGAGAACAAGATCAGCGGTAAGGTAGTTGTTTGGGATAGCAAGACCAAAACTCTGACTCTTGAAAATGATAAGAATCCCATTAATAACAATTACACCAGTGAGATTACACTGGGTAGTGATTACGCAAGAAATAGCACCACAAGTGAGCAACTTGCTGATGTATTCAGAGTAGGAGATCTTATTGACTTTGATGGATCTTCGTTTGAAACTTCCAAGTATGCAGAGATTAGATCTATGACATACACAGTAGGTGTTGATTATGTTAATGAATCTGGATCTGTAAATACTTCTGGTGTTGCCAAGTATGTTACTAGAGAAATTGTTCTAAACGCTCCTGCTTCTGGAATCAATGTTAATCTCACGGTTAATGTAAGTGATGTCAGCAACTTGCAAGTTCTATATAAAGTTAAACCTGAAGCATCCCAACAAAAATTTGATGACCTTAACTGGGAATACTTCAATAATAACGGTGCTTCCGATGATGATGTTATTGCGACAGCAGAAAATAGCATCTCGGGTCAGTTTGAATCCCAGGCTGCTTATCAAGAGTTGAAGTTCAGTAAAGAAGATTTGCCCGACTTCTCTTCTTTTGCAATTAAAATTGTTATGAAGTCTGATAATCCTGCATATGTCCCTAAAATCCAAGACATGAGAGCAGTTGCATCCTTCTAATATGAAATATGTAAAAGTCGAAGGACAAGAAGGATTTGTGCGAGATATGGAAACTGGTGCAATTATTTGCACCAGCAAACCTCGCAAATCATTTTCCAATGAATTTAAAAATGTAGTAAGCGAAATAAATACTTTGAAGGAAGAAATGTCCGAAATTAAGTCACTCCTTAAGCAGCTAATCAAATGACACTACGTAACGTACCAAAGTCTCACACTCTTGAGCAGCAACGTTTGGAGATAAACGAAATTGCTGTAGATTTGGATACTGCTGTTGATGGAGTACAAACATTTGGTGGAGATAAAACTTTTACTGGTGATGTAACGTTTAATAGTGATGTAACATTTACTAGCGATGCTAGTTTTAATCAGGAGATACATTCCACAACAGGTGGATTAATATTAAAAACTGCAGATCAGATAACTCCTGGTCAGATGATTACCGAAGCGATCTTTGGTGGATCAATGTATGTACCATACGGTTTCAGTACATACCCCATTACTAATTTTCCTGGCGGTGGTATTAGCGAGACATCAACTACTGATGGAATAACCATCACTAATGGTGGACAGATTTATATTTCTAATAGCAGTGGAAGTTCTCTCTGGAGAGGTAGACAGTCTGGAACTGCTGGAATCACATCAGAAATCGATGCTCCTGGTAATGCCACATTTGCTGGAACTGTCACTGCTTCAGGTGGAGATTCCAGTGATTGGAATACTGCATACGGTTGGGGTGATCATAGTGCTGTAGGATATCTGACTAGTTATACAGAAGCAGATACGTTAGCATCTGTAACTGGTAGAGGTTCTACTACAAATGAAAACCTCACCTTTAATGGAACTACCCAGTTCAATGATGCTATTGCAATTGCTGATAATAAAGTATTAAACTTTGGTGCTAGTAGTGATGGTCGTATCTCGTATACATCCTCCACCAATAGATTTTATGTAAGAACTCCTGGCGGTAGTGCAGATTTAATTCTTGGTGCTGGTCCTGCGATTAGAATTACAAACGAGAATGGTCTAACCGACAGGGCAGTATTTACAGCTTCTGGTGCTACTCTTAATGGAAATATTAATCTTACTGGCAATATTGATGTAACTGGTACTGCAACTTTATCAGGAGTTACTTTCCCATCATCAACAGGAAGTAATGGAGAAGTCCTTACTAGTGATGGTGCTGGTGGAACATCTTGGGGTCCTGCAGTTCCTTCTGGTAATTCGTCAGTTATTGCTCCAGTTGCATACGCTTTTGTAGACGTAGCTACTGCTGGTAGTGGCACTGGGATGTCTTGGGGTGCTTATGATGCAGCTAATGGTGAAATGGATTTTACCTTCGGCACTACCCAATCCGATGCAGACTATTATGTACTAGCAGAAAGAGAGCAATACGATACTCATACTGTTAGTATAACTAACAAAACTACCACAGGATTTAAAGCAACGTGGTTAGGAAATGATGGTGTTACACCATTATCACCATCAACTTTTGGTGGAGTTCTTCTAGTTTATGCATCTACTCCTACCGTATCGGTTGTTGGAGGTGGCGGCGGATCTAATTATGTTTTACCTACAGCATCAGCTACGACTCTTGGTGGTATTAAAGTTGGTTCTGGTTTAACCATTAATACTGGTGTCCTGTCAACATCTGGGTCGTCATCATATAGTACGATATCTAATTTTCCTTCTGCTAGTACCAGTGAAGGATCTTTTGGATATGCAGATGACACCAACATCATGTATTACTCCAATGGAGTAAGTTGGACCAGTCAAAGATTGGTAACTACAAATAGTACCACGTCTTCGGATTTTGCAACACTTCTAGGTAATACTCAACTTTCTTACGACATTAACGTTGTTGATTACACTGCAGGAACTACGGAAGAGAATGACGTAAGAAAAATAATTAGGCTTGAAGATTCTGACGGCACTACAGATCAAATTGTTTTAGTTGCAGGAAATGGACTAGAAATTAGCGATTCTGGTGATGAGATTCAATTTGATTTGACTGCGAGCATTGCAAACACTACATATTCCATCTCCGCAGAAACTGCATCAGGATCTGCAGATTCTAAACTTACTCTAACTGATAGTGATGGAACTACTGATGAGATTACGTTTGCTGGTGCTGACGGTTTACTTGTAGAAAGAACCGATGCTAATACACTTACCTTCAGAGCACCATCTGGTAGCGGTGGTGCATCATATACAGCAGAAGAAGCACAAGATGCTGCAGCACTGTTATTCAATAACGGAACTCATACTGGTATTACTTTTACATATGATGACGCTGCAAATAGTATCGATGCTGTAGTAACTGGTGGAGGTGGTGGAGGCACTACCTACGATTTGCTTGGTTCAAATACAACCAGTAACAATGCAATTCTTACATTGCGTGATGCTGCTAATAACGATGACACCATTGAATTTACAGGAAGTAACGGAACTGATATTACTTGGGATGGTGCTAATAAAAAAGTTACGATTAATAGCGTTGCTCCAGTCCAATCTGATTGGGATGCTACTACTGGATTAGCACAGATCCTCAACAAGCCATCTATTCCATCTGCATATACATTACCTGCTGCTACAACATCTACACTTGGTGGTGTTATTCCTGACGGCACTACAATCACACTGGATGCTAATGGTAATATCGCTGCTGTGCCTGGTGGTTATACACTACCAATTGCTGCAGCAGGAACGCTAGGTGGTATTAAAGTTGGTTCTGGTTTATCTATTGATGCTGGAGGTGTTCTTACTGCTACAGGCGGTTCTAACGTACCACAGATTCAAGATCTTACGGGTACTACAACATCAATCGCTGATGACGCAACCGCAGAACTAAATATTACAGGTTACAAAGCGTATACTTTATTTAAAATCGAAACTGACGCTGCAGCATGGGTCAGAGTATATACTGATGATACTTCCAGAGATGCTGATCAAACTAGAAGTGAAGGAGCAGATCCTTCTCCTGGTAGTGGTGTTATTGCTGAAGTAAGAACTACTACAGCAGAATCTATATTAATTACTCCTGGTATTATGGGATTTAATAATGATAGTCCTAGAACAACTACAATTTATCTTTCAGTAACAAATAGAAGTGGATCCGCATCCACGGTTACCGTAACACTAACAGCACTACAGATCGGAGAATAATTAAATGTCAGTTTTAAAATCAGTCATTGATGTAAACAATGGCAACACTGGATGGACGAGACAAAATTTAATGGATGCCTTTGAAACTGCATTGGGTAATCTAGGAATGAATGCAGGATCATCTGTAACTGGTGTTCCTCAAATTTGTGTGGCTCCTGATGGAGAAAGTGCAACTTTAGGTGGTGGTGTAGCCGCTTTTAAAGATGCTAATAATGGTGATTATCCAACAAATCGTAACTGGGGTGCTTCTCAAACTAATATCTATGATGTGGTCGAAGGACTAGCACCAACCACAATTAGCATGGTTACCAATGGTGGAAACGGTACTGATTATATTATTTCAGGAACAGATAGAACTTCTTCATTTGCTGCTGCATCAGATCCCAGTATCGAAATTTATGTTGGTGACACAATCACCTTTGATAACAGTGCTTTGAGCGGAGGTCACCCAATGTACATCAGGGTATCTGATGGTGGTGCTAGTGTTTCAAACCCTGCTGCTACTGGTGAAGGCACTGATACTGTTTCTTACACACCTACATCTACTGGTACATATTACTATCAGTGTAGTGTTAGTGGTCATGAAGGGATGATCGGAACTATTACAGTTAGCACACCTACTGATACCGACTATCGTCTTTTAAGACGTGTTGGCATCGATAACTATGCACCATACTCTTCACCAGGGCAAATAGATTTAGACACTGACACAATCAAGTTTTACCCGCGCCATGGTTTGAATACTGGTGATCCTGTCAGATATCTTCCAGGAGAAACTAATGCAATATATGCATTAGGAACTAATTTACTACCTAATAGTTTAGTGTATGTAATTAAAGTTGATAGAGATAATTTTAAACTTGCAACATCAGCAGCTAATGCAACTAACGGTATTGCAATTGATCTTACTGCTACTGCATCATCAACTAAAACGTTTTCTGTAGTTTTCATACAAGAACCACAACAGACATCTGATTATGTCAATCCTACCATTGAAGTTCACTATGGTGACAAACTTCAGTTTAATAATAATCCTGCAAATTCAACAAATCTTACTTTATGTAGAGATGTAGATTCATTTGATACCAATCAAAGGATTGTTTATGACGATCCGACATATGGATATACACCCTCATACCAGACTAGCGTTAGTTATCGCACCAATCCTACAAACATTAGTTGTGTTCCTGGTAATGATTTACTTTGGGACACTACATCATATGAGCAATCAGAATCAGAAGCCCTTTATCCTTCATCAGTATTAAATCCATCGTTTTTGGGAAGACCTGGAGAAGATGGTACTAAAAAATATATCTATTGTAGTGAAACTAATTCATCTGCAAAAGGAATAATCACTCTTCTTCCTAGTTACATTAATGTTTCATATCCAACTCAAGTAGTGGCTGATGGATATTACAAATATACCGTACCTGCATCTGGAGGAAGATCTGAACTTAAGTTGAGAGTTTGGAGATATGGAATTAATGATGGTACTGTAAAAAATGTCACCATCCATAGTATTGGAACTGGATGGTCTGATGATGAAGAATTTACAATTCCAGGAGAACTAGTTGGTGGTAATGCCACAACTGGTGATATTAGATTTGGTGTTACTACTCCAGAATCATATAGCAATGCATACGATGGCATTGCTAGTATTAAGACAACTACGTTAGGTGGTGGATCTAATTTCTACCAAAAATCTGGTGTGGGTGCTTGGGCTATTCTTAATGTAGAAAACGACGCCACTAAAAAATATGGAAATACATTTTATTCTTTTTATCTACAGGGTAGTGCCAGCGCCGCTTGGACTTTAAAAATGCAATCTGGTACTGGATGGGAGTTTTTGAACCGTAAAGGAACATCTTCAACTTTAACCACAGTTAATGATGAATGGGGAGCGTTCACTGGTTATAACGGATTGGATAGACAAAATAATAATATCGTTGATGCTGCAACTGTTCAAACTTTGAGTACATCTTCAACTCCAACTGCATATCCAATGCAGATTAGAACCTATAGAGCTCAAGCACCTCAAGATACAAGTTTTGCAGTTATTCAATTTACTCAAATAATTAATACAAAAATTATACCTTATGCTACATTTAGTATTCATACAGGTAGTGGATATGGTAATGGTACATTTGATTTAGATCATGTATTCTTGTCAGGATATACTCAATATAAGGCAACAACACAATACATAGACTTAACAACATATGTGCCTGGTTATCTTCAAAATTCAAGTTCTTATTGGAACCCAAATCACGAACCTATTAACGAATATTCTCAAGCAAGGAATGCTTATTTTGGATATATGAGGGGGGATAGCACTGCTAATGAATATGTGTACGACCACTATTATAATAATATAAAAGAGGGAACTAATAATGCGACTGCTATCTATTACAGAAATAGTACATACGATGCTCACCAGGGAGTATCAGTGGATGCCTCTGCAGATTACTACAAACCTATCAAAACTATTCCAATTTCACAAAGAATGATTCCTTGCCCATATTATCTACCAGATGATTTTGTATTGCTGCAAGTAGCAACAACTCCAGGACTAACAGAATTCAGACCAGGTGATACAGTTACAGTAAGTGGATCTGAAATTTATGAGGTTATCCAAGCAGCGTATCAAACACAACAAACTGGTTTAGATGGGGTGTCTAATAATTCTAGTGAAGGTATGCTATTCCTAGCGAGGACTACCTGATGGCAGATTTTACTTTTTCAAATCTAACTAGTGCAGTATCTGGATTTTCAACTACACAATCAGTTGCAAATACAAATACTGATTTTATACCTACAGTACATTCAGGAACTTCCAGATCTCAAAGTACAGCAACGAACCCTATAAATCATTTAATGAGTGACATGGCTGGTGGTGCTGGTGGATCTCACTCTGCTGACGGTGGTTTCCTGACAGGTAGAAGACCACATGAGGGTTTACTGTATCCTCGTGGTTATTATAACAAGTAAGATAAATACTAAAATAGAGGAATAGTCTGGTATCATGCCATTAAGAAACGTACCAATTACATATACCCTTGATCAACAGAGGCAAGAGATCAACTCCCTTGCCTCTGATGTTAATAATATTGATGTCAGCTTTGATGAAAAGGTAGATGATAGAGTCGCTGCCCTAGTACAAGGTGGTATTGGAACTGCAGTTACTTATGATGATGCAAATGGATCACTAACGATTGATCTAGCATTTAATGAGTTTTCCACAAGTTCTATTCTAGAAGGTACTAATCTTTACTATACAGAGGACAGAGCAAATGCTGCTATTGATGCAAGAGTAAATCAAAACTTTGCTAACAATCTCAATATCACTAATCTTGGTCCTCAAGATTCTATTACTCTTACTCTAGGACAGACTACTAGAACTATAACCCCTCTTAACTATAACAATACTTCTTGGGACACTGCATATGGATGGGGTGATCATAGTGCTGTAGGATATCTGACTAGCTTATACAGAAACTTCTACTTTAGATAATGTACTATCTAGAGGTGATTCATCTGTACAAACTGCATCTTTTGGTACAGTAAAATCCGATGTATTTACATCACAAACAGGGTCAACAAACCTGTCTCTGACTGGAAATAATATTATTGCTACAGCAGATTTAAGAGTTGGTACTATTGATACTTCTCTATCTAATGACTATGGTGTCAGAGCAAATGCTGATGGCGAAGTTATTATCAACCACTCACCAACAAATGGTGGTCTAACTCTAAAATCTGGTGGTAACTCTACATTCACTGTTGATAATTTAGGAAGATTAAATGGTGTTGTTAAGTTTGTAACGTCTGATGGAAGTGCAGGTCAATCTCTACAAACTGATGGTTCTGGACAATTGGTTTGGGGCGAAGGTGGCGGAGCAAATGTCGAAGTAAGCGACAATCCACCGTCTGGAGCCACCAGTGGAGATATGTGGTGGGAGAGTGATTCGGGTCGCTTGAAAGTCTACTATGACAATGGATCTAATCCTGCAGCATGGGTTGATGCATCTCCTCCACTTAAGATTAGTGCCCCTAATTCTGCTTTTGTAAACAACACAGGAAATCTATCTGCAGACTCCCCCTCGGATCCTATTTTTGAAGATACTAACGGTATCTTTAATGCAACTATTCAAGTTAGTACCTTTACTAAAACCAGAATCAGTGTTCTATTAGGATCTGTAACAGGATCTAATAATACTAATGGTACTATTATTCTACAAAGAGTTGTGGGAGCAACTACTACTGATATTTGCACAGTTAAGTGTCCTGATCCATCTGTAACTGGAATCATTCCGATTGCATTTGACTTCATCGATTTGCATGGATTGGATACTGGAGATAATGTCACTTATCAATTATCTCTAACACTGAATGTTTCTGGTACTAGAACTGTAGCAGAAACAAGTCAGTTATTTGTTACTGAAATTTGAAATAAATAACTAAACGGAGAGATCTTAAGCAATGGCAATCTTATTCCCAGATACCGCTGGACAACCCACAGACGGTTCATTCACACATACCGATGGTGGGTTAACCTGGATCTGGAATGGAACCAGCTGGAGATCCAGTGGCGGAACCCTGGATACATTCCAATTACCCACAGCAAGTACCACAGTATTGGGTGGTGTTAAGGTAGATGGTTCTACAGTTAACATTGATGCTAATGGTGTCATCACTGCCGCTGGTGGCGGTGGAGGTGGCGGCGGCGGAGGTACTAGTCTAGGAAGTAGGCAAACTTTTAATGCTTCCACTAGTGGTTCGCATTCCGATGGTGCATCAGAAAATATTACGATTACTGCATACAAAGGATATGCATTATATAAAGTTGAAGTATCTCAACCAGCATGGGTAACTTTGTATGTTAGTTCCGCTACTAGAACTGCCGATGCTAGTAGAGTTATCACCCAAGATCCTGCTCCTGGTAGTGGCGTAATTGCAGAAGTGATTACACAATCATCTGCTGAAACTGTATTGTTTACTCCAGCATTGATTGGATATAATGATGATGCCACCCCAAGTACAAACGTGTACTTGAAAGTTGTAAATAAAAGTGGATCTACACAAGGTATCGACGTAGAGCTAACGGTAACACAACTAGAGGCGTAAAATGGCGAAGCTATTATTGGATGTCATTCTTGTAGAAGGAACTGACAAGCAAGAATTCGTAGATAGTTTTGATGCCGACACGGAAGCGGATTGGTGGAATATGTTGGGCAGTATGCCCAAGCTAATCGTCATGAATGTTGAAGAGGATTATATAACAACATTCCGTTCGCATTCTAGTGTAGTTCAGGCAACAGAAATCCCAGAAGATTTTGAAGCTTCCGTTGCTCCATCAGTAGAGGAGATGTCGAAGTGGTATACATCTAGTACAAGTTCTTCTTATAGATCTCCTACTGGTAATGGAGAAGACAACGCTCCTGTACAATTTCTTTATGACAGTAATCAACTTGTACCATTAGACGGTGGTGGAGAGGTTTTTACTGTAGGAAGAGATGATGATAGTTTCTCTACTCAAGGAGCATACACATATAAGTCTAGATGGACTGGAAAGCATGTTGACATCGTTACTCTAGAATCTGGTAGTGGTGGAGATTGGGCAAGTAATACAGGCACACATGATACACATCCAGATTTTCAAAAGTTATCTTCTGAAGATGACTCTCATGCAAGAGTAGATCCATATTGGTATCAGTGTCAGGCACACTCAAATATGAAGAATACCATCACAGTAGATCCTGCTGATGGGACTAGAAATACCTATACTTTTACTGTAAGTTTTGGTGGAAGTGGAATTTATACTTTAGTTGGTAATGATAGAAATGGTGCTATCAATGGAAGCAATCCACCTATTTCTATCCAGGAAGGAGATGTTTTAATCTTTAATGTAACTGCTTCTAGTCATCCATTTATGATCAGAGATGCTGATGGTGGCAACAACATCACTGACGGTAGCGTAGATAACGCAGGTACTGATAACGGTACTGTTACTTGGACTACTAGAACATCATCTAGATTCATTCCAATGGATTGGCCTGATCTAGAAGCAGATGCTAATAACCAAGTTACAACTAACGAAGGCGGTAATAGTGGATTAACTAATCATGGCATGGGTGTATTGAGTGCTGCTGGTGGAACTATTTGTGGATTTGCAAAGAAAGCAAATCTTTATGCAATGTATTTGGTATCGGGTGACAGCCCTACAGAGTGTATTCAAGCTGCTATTGATTGGCATAACGCAAAACCAAATAATCCAGAGACAGGTGTTCCTAACCCAACTATTCTAATTGCAGAGTATCAATACTTACGTGATAGAAGACATGCAATTCCTATTGACAGTGTATCCCAAATTAATAAAGCAGATGGAACAACGGTAACTAGACCAGGAACTTGGGGATCAGACTTTTCTGAATTTGTAAAAGAAAACATTATACCCTTCAAAGTATATAATCCAACAACTACAAGTTATTCTTGGATGGTTGTGATGCCATCACAATTTGATTATAGTTCTTTAAAATCTGCATTAGACAGTGCTTGGAGTAATGGCATTGTTTGCATTAATGCAGCTGGTAATAACGGCGGAACTTTTAACAAAGAGAATACTAAAACTGCTACAAGTATAGATATTGATGCTGGTTCAAATTACTCTATTATCAACATTGCTTATGGTAGTTCTAACTCGGAAAGCACATCCAGTACAACCACATGGTATCCATTTATATCATATGGTCCACATGGTGTAGAGAGTAATATTGATGTTGCTGCTGGTTATAACTCACAAGACTATCCTGGTTTAGATGGATATTCAAATAGAGGACCAGGAATTGATATTGTAGGTCTTGGTGCTAACACATGGACTTCGTATCCTAGTTCCACATATGGAACTTATAAGTGGGGAATGTTCTCTGGTACAAGTTGTGCTACTCCAACTGTGGTGGGAAAGGCAGCACTAGTCATGGAAGAATACTTCTGGTATAACAATGCTTGGCCAACTCCTGATCAGACTAAATCAATACTATTATCAAAAGCATCAAATAAATGTAGAGGTATAGCATCGGGTGGTGTTGGATTTAGTTGGTCGAATGCACCTAGTGCAGGTGGCGCATCTTTATCTAATGAAATTTCTTTTGGAAACTGTGTTATTTCTAGTGGCAATAATGGTAATGGTGGTTTTACATATACAGAATTAACAGGCACTACACATCTACGAGCATACTTTGATCCACAAGATCAAGACAGTCATCCATTTGTACACAGAATCAAACATAATAGCAAAAGACCAGTTGCAGGTGGGATGTATCCAAGAGTGAATAGTGCTGTAGGTCGTCATCGCATGGACCTACCTGATATGACATAAATAAAAATACTTGTTATATTTTGATGGATAATACACAATTGCGAGCTGAATTTGAAAAACAGTTTGCTGATTACGATCTTAAAATTAGGCGAGGTGAGGAAGAACTTGTCAAGTTGCGTGAATATCGCACTAAACTAGAAGGCGGGTTAGAAGCACTTAACATACTAGAAAAGGGTACAGATGGCAGCGATACCAGTCAACATACTGATTGATAAAGGAGCAGACTTTGCAGTCACCTTTTTCATCACTAATAAAGACGGAACCCCGCTAAACATGTCAGGGTACACTGGTTCTGCTGTGATGAAGAAAAGTTATTCTGCATCAACTTCGGTTCCATTTACTTTAGATTTTGTCAACAGAACTACAGGAGAAATTGCTCTCACATTAACAGATACTGAAACTCTAGCATTGGATCGTAGAAGATATGTCTATGACATTATTCTCATTGATCCAAATGATTACAAAACTAGAGTGATTATGGGTAATGCAGAAGTAAGTCCTGGAGTTTCCTGATGGCACAGTATAACGTCAGGGTTGGAAACAATGCATATCGTGTTGGCAAGCAATTACCAGCACAGCATAAGCTTGACGTAAACTACCAAATTCCATCGAAGTCAGTACAGAATTCTAATCTTCTGATTGAATCACTGGCATCTCAATTTGATGGAACTCAAGATACATTCAATCTAATCGTCAATGGAGAAGCATATACTCCATTAAACGAAGAACAGATAATGATTTCTGTAGGTGATGTTGTTTTATCACCTGGAGTTGATTACATTGTTTTCCAACGATCAGATTGTTTTCAGTACACCACCAACTGCAGGTGTACAGTTCTTTGGAGTGGCATATGCTACTACAGCAGATCTAACCAGAACTCTTAACTATGTCATAGACAGTGGTTCCTTTCCTATGGGGAATGGTCCTAAAGGAACCATGACAGTTGACGTTACTGGAATCATTGAGTCCTGGACTATCCTTGCTGATAGCGAAGGAAACATTGAAGTTGATATTGAAAAATGTAGTTTTTCTGACTTCCCCAATTTTCAATCTATTTGTGGTACTGAACGTCCCACATTAGGAATCATAAATAATAGCACGGCTAGAAAAAATAAAGATGACAGCCTGTCTACCTGGAACACTACCGTGAATGCAGGAGATATTTTTTCAATTCAAAGTGAATTATTCGATCAACATCTCACGATGCATGGTCTCATTGAAATTGAAACTATAAATAGTATACGATATAAATAACAATAAATCGAGAGATAAACACGGAGAGTTTACATGGCACTGCTAGTAACCGACAACGGTGAAATTGATTCTCTACGTAATCTACTGAATTACAATCAGGAGATTCCTAGAAACTTAATTCTGAAGTTGTTCACAACAAATACATATCCAGCTGAAAGCGACACCCCTTCGCAGACAAGATATTACGAGCCCTACACCAACAACAATACGTTGGGTTATGGTTCTGGACCCACCACAGGGTATCATCAAGTTGAAAATAATAGAACTGATCAGGATTATTCTAACCAGTATGGAATTCTGCTGAACGGAACTCGTTGGACAATCGAGACCCTACAAGCTGCTGCAGTTGCTGCTGTCGCTGGTTCTGGTACTACTGACGAGTACACAGTCACCGTTGCTTCAAATACTGGTATTAAAAAAGGCGACTACGTAACTGGCGGCGACGTTGGTACTGGTGCATATGTCGTCGATATCGACGGTCTAACTCTCCTATTGAGCGTCAAGAACACTGGTACATTCTCCAACCAAAACCTAGATTTTGGTGCTGGCAGAACGACTGCTTCTTACCCCGAGCAAACCTTCACGTTTGATGGTGCTGCTGGTGATGTTTATGGTTACATGCTTGTTCGTGCTAACAACATGCCTACCACCATTCACGGTGTTCTCGATGCAGGCACTGCAGCCGCTGGAACAACTATCAGTAAGACTGGTATCCGTGGTACTATCGGCAATGACTATTTCGTTCTTGCTGCTGTTTCTAACACCACTACCATCACTGGTACTTCTGGTGAGTTCTCCGTAACTGTTGGTTCTACTGCAGGTCTTGCAGTTGGTCAGAGACTAACTGGTACTGGTATTGCTACTGGCGCAAGAATTGCTGGTATCGCAGGAACCACTGTTTATCTAGACAAGGCACTCACTGGTGCTGCTTCTGGTAACGGTGTATTCCAAGCAGAAGTCGGTGAAGATCTAACTGTCGGCATGTCAGTCTCACAGACTGGTACTGCTGGTGTTGTTGGCGGTGCTCCTAATGGCATCGACGCTGCAACTATCATCACTGGTATCGATCATCAGGTATACGTTGATGGTTCTTTGACAGACGGAACAGTCACTGTTTATCTGAACAACGCACTGATTGATAACATTCAGCCATCTAACAGCAATGACGAAGTTGAATTTGACTTCAGTAAGGTAACTGCAACTGGTCACGGTCTCGTCAAAGGCGATGCCGTCTATATCGACCAGGGTACTGGTAACAGCACCACAACTGCTAGCACCTACACCGTATTCGATGTAATTGATGCTAACACCTTCACTACAACCAAGGCACTAAACGGCACTGGTTCACTAACTCTTTACAGCGCAATCTTCTTCGCTGAAAGATTCACGAATGGTCCATACGCGATTCAAAATGCTGGTGACCAAATCAAAGTCACCCTGAACGTCAGCCTCGACTGATATACTCAAATTGGGTTCTACATTATGGGGGGATTGCTTCACTGGCGATCCCCCTATTTTTTTAACTTGTCTGTAGTTTATGGTATTCTCCTACGCTGGTACTGGAAGAATGCCCCAGTTTGTTGCTTATGAAGCACTGGGGGTAATTTCTTACAGCTATACAGCGTCGGTACTAAACGAGTTTATTAAATTAGATTTTGGTTCAATAGGTCTAGCATACTGGGTAATTGCAGACCATGCAAACAAAATCATTCAAGACTATAAAGATGATCAAATAATCAACCTGACAGAAGACGGCGGAGTCGTCAGTCAATTTGATTATGGTAGCATTTTAGAAGTAGAGGCAGTAGCACAAGACGATTGGGGTCTTGTTACCGATACTTCAAACATCGAGACGATGGGAAGAACACACTTCCATTCTCTCACTACATGGTCTGTTATCAAGACGTGGGTTGGTTCTGGAACCGTCTGGGAGTTCGGAGGATCTACTTACAGACTGGATGCCCCATGGATCGGTTCGGGTACGCTGCGAGTATCCAGCACTGCCAACACTCATTATGTACCTGCGATTGCTACGGAGGGACTACTACCCCTTCGTAGTGACACTAAAATTGCGTATGCTCCTAACTGGAATGTATTCGGCACCTTATTCAGCGGTAGCTTTGCTGGTGAGGCGGTCGTTAAGGTATTCCCAGAGGATCCCGATTATACACGCATTGAACCTATTTACGTAAGTGCTGCCGAACTTCACAGCACGTACAACCCAGTATATCGTGCTACAGAATTTATTCCAGCGAGTGGAACTGGTACGGGAAGGGAAGGCGGATTTGCTATTGGACCTCATGTTAGATTCGGTACAATAAATGATCCCGATCTGGATGATGGTTTCAGTGATGAGAGAAGAGTTAGATATTATGATGTAGATCTCACTAATGTTGTTAGACTTCACTTCCACATCATCAAGGGAAGTGGAAGCAATGGTGGAGAACAACCCGACAATGGCGAAGATCTTCTCATACAGGTTCATAAAGCAGATTCCAACCAAAGTATTCTCACTAGGATTTCTTATGGTGGGAATACTAGTGACCACACTCTTACAACCAAAACTTTTAATCTCGAACCAAATTATACAGACTACCAAACTGCTGGTGCAGATATAAAAGTATCGCAGCGAAATTGGACTGGTACATATCAATTCGATCATTATGGTCTCGCAGGAATAACATTTGACACCAGAGTCGGTGTTGGAGATCAACGCAATGATCTATTCAATGTTGGTGGTAATGCTAGTGTCAGCTTCAGACCCAACTGGGTTGGTTCTGGTGTCCTATTCAGCTTCAGCACTACAGATATTTCTAGAACGTTCGACTACGTTGGTAGTGGAACACTATTCGGACTGTCGTCTCTAGACGAAGCAGTTACCTGGGATTACAACAATTCCAGCATCGATTTCTTTACCTATGAGAACTTTGGATCGGTTGCAGAATCACCAATTGATTCGATTACGATCCAATCGATTGCTAATGATACAATCCAAAGTCGTGCAAACGAAAGGATTATTGATCTAGTTGTATCTGGATCTGTTTCTGGTGCATTCCTAGACTTCGGTACTATTCTCACTGACGGGTGAGCAGACTCCCTCTACTGTCGGACTCGACTGGGGGTCAGATTCTTACCAATCAGACAGATTATCCATTCGGTCTGTTCCCAATCGGTGGTACTGCCAAGCAAGTATTCACTCCCAACTTTATTGGTTCAGGTGTACTGTTCTCGTTTGGGGAAGGTATTGGTAGAACCAAACCAAGATGGATTGCCTATGTTCAGATTGGAATCTCTGGTGTTGCGAAGACAAACTTCAGTCTTCTCCACAAAGGTTCAGGCAATCTATTCAGCTTCAACAACGGCGAAGATCGCAGAGCATATGTATACAGAGGTTCAGGTGCCCTCTATGCCATCTCTGGTGCTTCCGAATCGGTTGGTGCTGACTATCCTGACTCTACAGCGTTGCTGCCTATTGCAGGCGTTGCTGGGGTCAGCTTCACACCTAACTGGAATGGTACAGGTGTTGCAACTCTTACAGGTGCATCAGTCGAGAGACAGACTGATCACTATCAAGGTTCTGGAACTCTATTCAACTTCGAGACTGCTAACGAGGCAGTTGCATATCACTACAGCAGCACATCTAATGCGATATTCAACTATCGCAATTATGGATCGGTCGCTGATACACCGATCAATTCTATTACGATCCAGTCTATTGCTAATGAGACTATTGAGAGTCGTAAAGACGAACGAATTATTGATCTAATTGTTGCTGGATCTAGTGTCGGTCAGTTCCTAGATTCTGGTTTCATTCTCCTCAATGGCGAGGATTCTCCAGAAACTGTCAGAGAAGATTATGGTTCCATCATGGAATCTATTTCCCGTTATGCAATGGGAGACTTCTTGTTTGAGGGCGAAGCAGCATCTGCTCGAACACGTACTCATATTGGAACTGGTAGTCTATTTGCATTCGTTGAAGGTCGTGGTAGAACCAAACCAAGATGGATTGCTAATATCCAAATTGAAGTTAGTGGTAAAGGTGATACACCTCGTGCAAGAAGCTTTGTTGGAGAAGGCGTACTATTCAACCTCAACAATGCAGAAGACAGGAGAGCATATGCATACAATGGTTCTGGTGCCCTCTATGCCATCTCTGGTGCTTCTGAATCGGTTGGTGCTGACTATCCTGACTCTACAGCGTTACTACCCCTTACAGGCGCTGCTAGGGTCAGCTTCACGCCTAACTGGAATGGTAGTGGTATTGCCACTCTCACGGGTACATTAGTTGAGAGACAGACCGATCATTATAAAGGATCTGGAACTCTATTCAACTTCGAGACTGCTGACGAGGCAGTTGCGTATCATTACAGTAGTACATCCAATGATATCTTTGAATATCGTAACTACGGTTCCGTTGCAGATACTCCAATTGAATCTATTACGATTCAATCTATTGCTAATGAAACAATTGAGAGTCGCAAGGACGACAGAATTATTGATCTAGTAGAAAGTGGTTCTACTTCTGGATCTTATCTGAATTACGGATTCATTCTTCTCGATGGCGAAGATGCTCCCGAGACTGTTAGAGAAGATTATGGTTCCATCATGGAATCCATCTCCCGCTATGCGATGGGAGACTTCCTGGTTGAAGGTGAAGCAGCAACATCCAGAACACGTACTCATATTGGTTCTGGTGACATCAAGATTAATGTCGCTACTATCGTCAGCGTTCCACCCAAGTGGACTTCTGATATATTCATCGATGTTACTGGCGAGGTTGCAGATAGCGTCACCAAGACATTCAATGGTTCTGGTGATCTATTCAACTTCGTATCCTCTGACGAGAGACGCGCCTTTGGATATCAATCCACTGGAACTCTATATGCAGTTAACGGTGCTGCTGAAGTCTTTGGTGCTAACCCACCAGATATTACAACAAATCTACAAGTCAGTGGATCTGCATCTGTTGCATTCGTTCCTAACTGGAATGGATCTGGTGACATATCCATCTTCGGTCAACTGGTCGAACGTGCAGCAGTCAATCCTCCTGCTCGTGGAAATCTGTTCGGATTCTCCAACGCTGACGATAGAAGAACATACAGCTATAACCAATCTTCTACCGATCTCTACGTTGATGTAGATTACGGATTTGTTGCTTCGCCTGTCATTGATTCTTGGGTCATTGCTAACCATGCATCCAAAGTCATTGAAGACTACAAGGATGACAAACTCTTTGATCTGGTCGAGAGTGGTGGTGGAGACTTCATTGATTATGGATTCATCGAGACTGCTAATCTCGCTGGTCTTCCTGGTGCAAACAATCTTCCAGATGCAACAGAAGATTATGGCACAATCATCGATCCTCAATACGAGAGATCGATCTACCCAATGGGTCATCTGTTCAAGTTCTCTGGACTTTCAGGTGGAGTCAAGGTTGTCATCAATCTGCGTCATATCGCAGTTCTTACCAAACCAACTCTCAAACTTGGTGGCGAAGCTGCAATTCGTCTTCCCAACGTCCACAGTGGAAGTGGTGTTCTATTCAACACTGGTGGTGCAGCAGAATCTGCAACATTCAGTCCAGACGATCTTACTGGTCTATTCGACTTTGTTGGATTCGCTGCAACAAGTTATACCCCCAATTTCAATGGTGGCGGCACCATCAGATTGGATGGTCGAGCATCTTCTGCAGTTGCATTCGCAGGATTCCAAGAGAACACTATCGTTCTACGTGGCATTGCTGGTCAGAAATACTTACCATCCTACGCTGGATCTGGATTTATCTCTACGTTGTCAGGAGCTGCAGAAGCAGTTACTGCAAGTCCAGATGATCTATTCGGTCTGTTTGACTTTGTTGGAACAGCAGCAGAGAAAGCAACTGCAGCATACGATGGATCTGGTTCACTGTTTGGACTATCTGGTGCAGTCGAAGCAGTTGCTGTTGCAGAGGAGAAGAGAAATCTTATCAAGGTCAGCGGCAACGCTGCCGAGAGATTCATCCCGAACTTCAATGGTTCTGGTTCACTCTCTGTTCTTATCGGCGCTGCAGAATCCAGAACAGCAAGTCCAGATCCATTCTTTACTCTGTTCGACTTTACTGGTCGTGGATCAGTCAGGGCAACGATTGCATACTCTGGATTTGCTCTTCTTTCTGTATCTGGAACAACCGAACCAGAGATCCTCACGTTTGCAGAGCAACCATTTGGTACTGCAACAATCTCTGGTCAGGGTGGAGAAAGATTTGTTCCCAGTTATGTTGGTTTTGGTCGAATCGCAGCACTGTCTGGTGCAGCAGAATCCCTTACTGTCAATCCTCTGGAGAGACAACTTCTGTTCTCCATGGGTGGAGTTGCAGGAGAAAGATTTGCTGCAGCACCTCAAGTCAAAGGAACAGAGATCAAGCTTCAGGGCGAGATTGCTACTCCTCTACGTACATTTGCAGAACAACCATTCGGGGTTGTTCCTGTCAGTGGTATTGCAGACGAAAGATTTGTCGATGTATATGGTGGATTCGGTACTCTGTTCTCTGGAGGATTCACTTCAGAATCCATCACATTCAAGATTCCTCCAGTCAGAGAAGGAGACATTCTCTTCCGTGGATCTGCAGTCGAAGCAACTGGATTCAATCCTCCAGATATTACAACACATATTATTCTCTCTGGAGAAGGTGTTGTTCCTCTACGTACATTTGCAGAACAACCAACAGTTCGCATCGCTACTCGTGGCACAGCAGTCGAAAGACAAACCGATGCATATCTCGGAACTGGTGCCATCTTCTCCAATGGATTCACTTCCGAGTCTATTACCAAGAGACTTCCAGAGTTCACCGCTCATCTCAATGTTACTGGTCTTGCGGAAGAGAAAGCAACATTCAGAGAGATCTTCTTTGGTTCCCTCTTCAAGTTCAGAGGATCTGCAGGTCGCGCACTCCTCACCTTTGCAGAGCAACCACAGACTCTATCCAAGATTAGTGGTGTTGCTGCTACCACAAGAGCAAGAGACTTTATTGGCGATGGCAACATTGCAACTCTTTCTGGTGCTGCAGAAGCAGCTACCTTCAATCCTCTGGAAAGAGATCTGCTCTTCGATGTTACTGGCATCGCTGCAGAAAGAAGAACCAATGCGTTTGTTGGTACTGGTCAGATCAGAATCTACCCAGAAGCAGCAGATATCAGGTTCACCCCGAACTGGAATGTCGAAGGTGTCATTCCTGTCAGTGGTACTGCAGTCGAGCGTGTCGCAAGAGACGAGGTTGTACGTGTCCTCATCGGTACATTCTCTGGTGCTGCCGAGTCTGTTACGTTCAACCCACTGGAGAAAGATGCACTCTTCTCCTTCACTGGTCGTGCAACAATTGCTTCTGCAGTATCGGAAGTCAAGAGAGTCGAACTGGCACTATTTGCAGAACCAGTTACAGTTCATGTTGTCGCTGTTCCTCCTGCAGGAGAAGGTACTGCAACTATCAGTGGTGTTGGCGTCGAAAGATCTGCAAGAGACTACATCGGTCAGATCCACATTGGTACATTCTCTGGTGCAGCAGAATCCCTTACTGTCAATCCTCTGGAGAGACAGCTTCTATTCTCTGCAACTGGTATTGCAACCTTACGTTCTACTCGTGCTTACGTTGGAACTGGTTCTCTCTTCGCACTCAACGGTGCAGCAGAATCCAGAGCAGTTGCACCACCAGCAGAGGGTCTATACGATATTACTGGCGAAGCGAACATTGTCATCACCCTCTCCCACGTTGGCGAAGGCAACCTATTCAGTTTCGTTACGAGCGAAGAGAAAGTTGCATACGACTATGTTGGAGAACAAGTTCTCTTCACCCTTTCTGGAGAAGCAACCGAAAGAATTGCCAATGCAGAAACTTTCTTTGGTTCTATCTTCTCGTTCTCTGGAGCAGCAGAAAGAGTTGCCTATGTACCAAGTCTGCTTGCAGATGTCAACATCTGTCTGGTCGTTGCTGCTACCCCAAGAGCCAGAACATTTACTGGATCTGGAGATCTATATGCATTCGACAGTGCAGCAGAATCCAGAACAATTACTTACGAGAACGTCGCAATCTTCGACTTCCTCGGTCAGGTCAAGCCTGCTATCACCAAGGCATATGTTGGCGAAGCAGAAATCAAAACTTCTGGTGCATCAACGGTTGCATTTGTCAGAGCACCTTACCCTGGTCTGGCAGAAGTTCAACTCTCGGGTATCGCAGACGAGAGAACAACTGCCAACCCACCAGAAGAAGGCACAGAAATTGCAACCGATGGCGAAGCGAAAGTTCTTCGCTCTTTCGGATACGAAGGATCAGGTCAAATCAAAGTCAATGTCGATACCATCATCGGCATTTCTCTACGTATCTTTGGTACTGGATCCATCAATGTCAGAGTACATTCCAGATACTTCCCACTACTCCAGCACAGACCAGACGTTCATATCCTTATCACTGGCAGCGCAGCAACTGTCAAGATTGATGTTGCGCCAGCTCGTACATACGGATGGATTATTTAATGATATAAATAACCTCGGTATCCTAAATTAATTTTAATGACTACCCAGGTACAATTTAGGCGTGGTACTACTGCCGAACATGCTCATTTTGCGGGAGCGCAAGGTGAGTTAACAATTGATACTGATAAAAATATGGCGGTTGTCCATGATGGGACAACTAATGGTGGATTTGATGTTTTTCGTGCAAGGTGGGAGTATTTAAACACAAGTGTTACACTCGGAACAAGTCTTCGATATCTCGTAGACACATCAGGAGGACCACTAACTCTAACCTTGCCTCTATATAACAATCAATTGGTTCCTAAATCAGGGGACACGTTGGAGTTCATTGATATTAATTTTTCATGGGATACAAATAATGTAACAATCGTCGATCCAATTGGCAGACAATTCCAAAATACATTTGGAGTTGTTTCCAGTCCTTTAGTATTTGACTTGAAAGGAGCGAGAGTGCAACTAATTTGGGACGGTAACTACTGGAGAGTAATTGTATGACAATGTTTATTAGCGACAGCTATCAACAACAAGGTGGTGGGGGAACATCTGTATCTTCCAATAATTACACCCTAGGCAACGACTTTAGTATCCATGCTTTACGTAGGGATGCTGATGGAATGCTACGTTACACTAAAATTAGAAGTATTGATGACGAGACAGGTGATTTCTTTCGTTTAGATGGAAGTTCCTATCTTGATATTGCAACTGGTGCGTATGACTACGTAGAAGAAACTACAGAAGAGAAGTCATATTCAAATAATCCGCAAGATAAATACCAACAGTATAGATTTGATAGTCGTAAGATTAGCTATTTTGTTGATGATGACGGATACTTTGTAATTCGTTTCAATGAAAATTATGATTATTCCACCGAAGGACCCAAATAATAAGGCAGCATAAACATGGCAGATTTCAGATTAGGCAGACTTAAGTTTAATTGGAGGGGCGACTGGACAGTCGCAACTGCATACGTTATCGATGATATCGTAAAGTTTGGCGCAAACACCTATGTTTGTGTTTCCAACCATACGTCGGTATCAAACGAAGCGCAGTGGTATTCGGGCGATGGCGCTAGATGGCAAGTCCATACCGAAGGCATTTACAATCGTGGAGATTGGGCAGATGCAACCTTCTACAAATTAAACGATATCGTAAAGTACGGTAACGATCAATACCGTGTAACCGTTGCCCACACCTCTAGCGGTACATTCGCTTCAGCAAATTTCATTTCTTATGTCAATGGACTTAAGTTTGAAGATTCCTGGGACACTAATACCGAGTATCAATCTGGTGACATTGTAACCTTTGGTGGTTACTCTTATGTTGCCCTTACTACTTCTACAGGTGCTGCACCAAACAACCTTGGCGCTAGTTGGGAAATTCTAACAACTGGTTTTAAAGTTGTAGGTACATGGAGCAATACCACAGCATACAAACCTGGTGACGTTGTACTACTTGGTGGTAACTCATACGTTGCTAAAACAACTAATACCAACTCTACACCATCAGCTGCTTCTGCTGATTGGGACTTCGTTGTTGGTGGTTTCACCTGGAGAGGTGTTTGGAGTTCGACAGAAACATATCAGCCTGGTGATGCAATCTCCAGAGCGTCTAACTCTTACATCTGTGTTGCCGAGTCTACTAACAATACCCCAGAGACAGACGTTAATGGAGACTATTGGAACTCCCTGACTCAAGGAGCTCAATCCAACGTCTTGACAGATGCTGGTGATGTTCTTTATATTTCGGGTTCTGGTGCTGCCAGACTACCTATTGGAGCCAGCGGTCAAGTTCTGACAGTTGATTCTAACGGTTATCCTGCTTGGGAAAAAAGTAATGCAACCGATCCTGTTTACTATGTTACTGTCAATGGCAGTGATCTAAACAGTGGCGAGAATATTACCAAGTCATTTGGTTCACTACGTTACGCTCTAGATAACGTTACTGGTCCTGCAACTATTTACGTTAAGGCAGGTACGTATAACGAAACTCTACCAATGTTCGTTCCCGAGAATATCTCGATCATTGGTGATAACATGAGAACTACTGTTATCAAACCAAACGTTGGTGCAAATTCTTCTACACAGAAACTGACACTAGCTACAGTTCCTGATGCTGCTTTAAGAGTTATTGGCGAAACATGCACCAACGGTGCTGGCGATAAGACTGCACAAATCATCGATGTTAAAGATGGTGGTGGTACTATTGATATCATGCCTATTACTGGTGGTGACTGGACAGTTTCGGATACTTTCGAGGCTGGCACTAATGATGTTGTAATCAATCAGGTTGCACCAATCCTTAATCAGAACTCAACGTTGTTCTACCTGTCTAACAGATCCATGCTTAAGGATTTGGTTATGGACGGTATGGCAGGATTTGTTCCTTCAGCATCTGATCCAAAAGATCTTAACACCGCAACGATTGAGGGTGTATTTGTAAGACTCAACCCTAACTCCCCAATTACCAAGTCTCCTTACGTTTCGCAGTGTTCTGCGTTCTCCCAGACTGGTGTTGGTGCTATCGTTGATGGTAGTGTTCATAACAAGTATGACGGAACTGGAACTCCTTCTAACAAGTCAATCGTTTTTGACTCCTGGACTAACATCCACGAGAACGGTGGTGTAGGTTTCTGGATTACAAATAACGGCGCTGCTGAAATTGTATCCTGTTTCACATACTACTGTCACGTTTCTTACTGCTCCACTAGAGGTGGTAGAATCAGATCTCTTGCAGGTAACTCTTCCTGGGGTACTTATGCTATTGTATCTTCTGGTTTCAACGAAAATGAAACTACCCTCGACGGATTTGTCGATGGTCTAGAACTGAACTATGATCTGACCACACTTTCTGCTGGTACATCTTTTGAGAAAGATGAGCAGATGATCGGTGGTACGTCTGGTGCTGTTGGTGAAGTTACTAGCTTCCAACCTTCTGCAGATAAGATTCTATTCCGTCCTCTCAAGGGAACATTCGTTCAGAACGAAGTTGTTACTGGTCAAACATCAGGAGCAACGGCAACTCTGGTCAACAACTCCGATGCACAGAAAGGACAAAACGGATTTACCTTTGTTCTTGGCGGCATGACTGCTGCTCCAGATCCAGGTGGTTCGATTGAATATGTAACTGGTCCTGGTGGTGCTGGTGCTGATCAATTCACATATGTTGTTGCAAACTCTTCTTATAACGCACCATCTGGTCGTGGCGAACTAACAGTAACTAGAGCACTTCTAGGTTCTGCTGCTGCAACTCATGACGGTTTGAGCACGATTACTAGATATCAAACTGGTACTGCAACATCTCTATCTGCACCTATTAGTAGTGCAGCAGATGTAACTATTCAAGTTTCTTCTATTACTGGTATTAACACTGGTGGTTATATCATTATCGGAAACGAAATGATGGAAGTTGTTGCTTTCCCAACTGCAACATCAGTTACTGTTGTTAGAGGAGTAGAAGGAACTTCTGCTTCCACACATACATCTGGTATAACTGTTAGAGCACTTCAAATTAAGGTTCCTTCCCAAACTACAACTGCTAGAGATCTTACTGCTAGTGATACAATCATCTTGGTTGAGAGTGCAACTGGTACTCTATCAGCAGATTATATCAAGATTGACAGTGAGTTTATGCAAGTTGCTACATCTGCAACAATTACAACTGGTACTGTTACCATTGTTCTTGCAGAAACAAAACCAACACCATCTTACGATCGTCAACTAACTAGAGTTAGATATCTTTATTCACAAGTTAGACTAACTGGTCATGACTTCCTAGATATCGGTACTGGTAATAAGACACAAACTAACTGGCCTGGTCTGCCACTTTCGGCACCTGCACCTGGCAACGAAGTTACTGAAGATTTCCCAGGTCGTGTATTCTACGTTTCAACTGACCAAGATGGTAACTTTACCGTTGGTCGTTACTTTAAGGTTAACCAGTCAACTGGTAGCACAACCTTGAATGCATCTTCCTTCGATCTTTCTGGTCTATCATCCTTGAGACTCGGTTCTATCGGTGCTCAAATTGGTGAATCAATTGATGAATTCTCCAGCGACGTTACACTGTCCGCTAATAGCAACGCTAAAGTTCCTACACAGAAGGCAGTTAAGACTTACGTTGATACTAAAACGAAGACGAAAGGCTTCACTTTCTGGGCGGGAGCAATGTGATCCCCACTTTATAAATATTACAGATAAACTACGACATTCGGAACATTTAAGGAGTAATCAACATGGCTTCTGGCATCCTGGGGACACAAGCTTCCCTTTCAGCTAACACACTAACTACAGTTTACACAGTCCCTGCAGCAACTGTTGCATACGTAAACTTCAACATCGTCAACACCAACGCTACAGCAGTTAGCGTTCGTGTTGCTATTTCTGCTACTGGAACTCCAACTGGTGCAGAATACATTGAGTATAATGCAGAAATTGCAGGATACGGAATTCTGGAGAGAACTGGTATTGCGTTGCAATCAACCAAAAACCTCGTGGTACTTTCTGATACCGCGAACGTCAGCGTTTCGGCGTATGGCGTAGAAGAAGAGGCTTGATAAATAATCCAAAGGAGTTATAAGAACAATGGGACGCAACCTATCACAAGTTATCTCACAAAGATACACAGTAGCAATTACAGCAGATCACAGTATTCTTTCAGGAGAAATTCTTCTGATTGACACTGTAGCTGGTACAGAACTTACACTTACTCTTCCTGCTAATCCATCTGCAGGTGATCGTGTCAATCTAATTGACGCCGCTGGTCAGTGTGGAACAACAAAAGCAGTTATCGCTAGAAACGGTAATAAAATTGCCAACCTGGCAGAAGACCTAGATTTTGACATTAAGAATGCATCACTTGAACTAATCTACACTGGATCTTCTTACGGTTGGTCGATCCTTTCTAACTAATACTAATAGGGAGGTATTGACAGATGTCTAGTTTAAGAGATCTACTGGATGTTGCATCGACAGATGGCATTCCAGTAGCAACGTATTACGGTCCACAAAACGCTCACCAGATCTACTGGCGTGGTGGACATTGCTGGTACTACGAGAGTAGTCACAATTATAATTGGGCAACATATAACTGGTGTGTTCCTAGTTGCTGTGTCTGTAAGGTACAGTTTGAAATCTGGGGCGGCGGCGGAGGCGGCGGCGGTTCATGCTGCTGTATGTCTGGTGTCAATGGTTATTCTGGTCAATACAATAAGTACACTGTTTGTGCTGATCAACAAGGTGTAAACCAATTAGACAATTGTTGCTATGTAATGTGTGCTGGTACTATTACTTGTAGATACCCTGCCAGCGGTGGTTTTGATGGTTGCAAATCATATGTTGTCGGTCCTGGACTTGATAACTTCTGCGCTTGCGGTGGTTGTCACGGTTATTCTTGCTGCTTCGGTGGTGGTTCCTCTAGATGGGGTTGTCGCTTCAGAATGAACTGGCAGACAGGTCAGCCACATTGCAGATGGCAGTGTGATAAGTCTGCTGGTCAATACAGTGAATCACGTACTAATCGTGACGCTGCTTGTGAGTTTGGTCGCGAATACTGGGGGAACGTTGGTTCATACAACCAGATGGACTGCCAAGAGTGTGGTAACTGGTGTATGATGAAACACTCCTCACCAACTTCTCCTTACCTAGATGGTAAGTTTGGTACATTCAATCACCAAAGACACCATTCTATGGCTACTTGCGGTAGAACTGAAACTAATTGGTTGGCAGGTAACAACGGTGGTCTCTCTTCTGATTGCTTCAGAAACGGTCCTCCTGGTCATGGTGGATTCTCCTCCGACACCTTCGGTGGTGGTTGCTGTTGCTCCTCTGAAGGCGCTGCAGGTCTAGTTAAAGTTACATGGTTCTGCAAGGTATAAACTAATGGCAAATTTACGAGGTCTCCTAGGAAAGGAATTCGATTCCACTGTTCTAGAAACTGCTGGGCAATACGGCAGTTACGAAAAAATTAGAGATGGTAAGGTGTATAACTTCGCACCTTACTGTAACTTAAATTGCGATAGTAGTTATCGCAGTTATTGCCAAGAGTATTGGTGTATGCCATGTGGTACTACACAAGCTACTTTCGAGATTTGGGGTGGTGGCGGATCTGGTGGTGGCGCTTGCTGTTGCCAACAGGGTATGCCTGGTGGATCTGGTTCTTATTCCAGAAAAACTATCACCAGTGCAGATGGTTATGGTGACATGGGTGGTTGGTGTTTCTTCCTGAAGGTTGCAGAACCCACTTGCTGCTCACAGTGTTGTGTTGGTATTCAAGGTTGCAAAACATATATCTGTGGTAAGAACAGTTCTGCACAGAGTGCCATTGGTAGTAACTTCTGTGCAGACGGTGGACTACCTGGCAAGACTTGCTGTTATGCATACTGGGACACTCAATTCAGATGTCTAGATAGAGTTTATTGGACAGGTTGTGGTGGATACGATCCTGCTACTGATGGTCCTAACGCCTATGGCGGTGATGAGAACATTAAAGGACATCCAGGATTTTTCAGAATTTACAATACATCCAGCAACTGCTGGGCGAAGATGGGAATGGCTTATCCACCACGTTTATTTGATCATGACGGTGGACACATGATTTCCAACGTCAAAGGAAATGCTTGTATCAATGACGGTACTTTCTGTCAAGGAACTACTCCATGGGCGTTTGCTTCTGGTTGTAATGCTACACTACCTGGTGTAGGCGGTCCTTCATCAACATCTTGTGGTGGTAGTTGCTGTTACGGATATAGAGGACATGGTGGATTGATTAAAATCACTTACTGTTCTTGCTGGATGGGAGTCAACCGTGACTGTGCATACCACTTCTGTAACTAATTTCTAAATAGCATATAACAAGGAAAAGTACCGATGCCTAACTCAAATTTACGCGATCTGCTCGGGATCGTGACAACTGAATCAATTAAAGGTTTAGCATCGGCCGATGCTACGACCAAACTACCAGCATATCCTAGTCAAGGAATGCGAACAATGTACTTCACTGCACAGTGTGGTGCTACTTGTCAAGATTGGACTAGTAACTATAGTTACTTTGACTATCCCGATTGGAAAGTTCCTGCCAATACAAACCAAATCATTTTTGAGATTTGGGGAGCTGGTGGAGGCGGCGGTGACGGTTGTTGCTGTACTCGTGGCGTCCCTGGTTCTTCTGGTGCTTATGCATACAAAGTGCTATCTGGTTCTGACGTAGTTGCTGGTTGTTCTTATGCTTTAGACATTGGTCAGGGTGGTAGATCAAGGCAGGGTCCTGCTTGTGGTCAACCAGGTAGTAAAACTTCTATTATTGGATACGGTCTATCTAACTTCTGTGCAGACGGTGGATATGGAGGTTGCTCTTGCTGCTACATGTGTTGCTGCACTTGGGGTACTCTTTGTAACGTTTGCTGTAATGGTCCTTGCTCTTTGTATTATGGTGCTAGCGGCGGCGCACACGGCAATCCAGGTGCTGGTACGATGTGGTGTCAAGATAATCACTGCTGGAACAAGCAACACATTCCTTATCCAGGCGGTCTAGTTAATGGTAAAGGTGGTTGGTTGCCTGGTACACAGTGCGAACAGTCTGGATGTGGATATTGTCTCAATCACTGGGCAACCGCCCAACTTGGTTGGGGTGGAGGTCATAGCGAGAACAACTATGTTCCTGGCGTTGGCGGTGCTTCTGCATGGGTTTATGGTGGCGGTTGCTGCCGTGGTCAACATGGAAGCCCTGGTATGATTCGCATTTCATACAAGCAAACCCAACGCGGATATTGATTCAATAGTTTATAAATAATACAGCAAAGAAAACCAAGGATTAAATAAGAGATTACTATCATGGCGAATATTTCAAAACCACTAACTTATAACTTGCCTGACGAGTATACCAAGCAGACTAGTGATCTTGGTCTCACGGCAGAATTCACCTACAAAGGTCCAGAGTTTCTCTGGGTTTTTGTGAATGGCGAGACAGGTGCTCTCCAAGGAACCCAATCGTTCATTCCTACTACATCTCCAACAAAGGATGCAGAGCAGGCTAATGTACGTGCAGGTTTAGATCAGAAAGCAGTTCTTCTTCGTCCTAATACAGACGGAACAGATCTTCTACTAGCAGCAATTCTAATTGGACAAGATACTGGCAAAGCAGCTGGTTATCCACAGAAAGAATACGCATTCCCTGCTGGTCATGCAAGAGCTGGTGAAGTATATTACGAGCGTCCCGATCCCCAGCAACCAAACCATACTTACGCAGTAGACGAGATCATGTATGATCTCACCAATGATTCCTGGGTTACTCCTTTCCCTTGGTTCAAGCCTTGGATGACCACAGAGTTCCATACGGAAGCAAGAGACGCTACTCTCGAAGGCAATAAGGTCTTCTATGCAGAGATCAAAGGTAATATGACTGCTGATCAGATTGCTGCAGCAGACGCATGGATCACTGCAATGGAAAATCTTTATACAGATTTTGCTGGCGTTGAACCATTCATGATTCCATTCCCCACAAACCCCTTGGCAGAATTGATTGAAGACTACGACTACAACGTAGACCCAGACAAACTTTTGGAAGACGCAGCAACTGACGGTGCTGTCTGATTAGTTTTGTGGTATAATCAGAGGGTCTTCGGACCCTCTTTTTTTATGTTCGTAAAACCCCCCTGGAGACCTCACCTAAATAAAGTATATAAATCATTAGCAACTGATTATGAGACCTAAATCATTTTTTGTCAATGGTGGTGCTGGACGTGTGCTTTGTTCAATACCTGCATTTGAGAAATATCAAGAGGAACATCCCGACGAGGATTTCCTAATTATCTGCGAAGGAGGTACAGACTTCTTCAAAGGTCATCCAACACTTTACGGTAAAGTGTATGACCACTGGCACAAAAATATCTTTCGAGATAAACTAATTAGTACGGATGTTAAAACACCTGAACCATATAGGGTTTGGGAATACTACAATCAAAAATGTAATCTGTCCCAAGCATTTGATATTGAGATCAATGGGAAAGGTGTAAGAGAACTACCCAAGCCAACTGTCAAACTTTCCAAAGAAGAACAAGTAAATGGAAAGTTTATTGTTGCAGAAGTAAGGCAAAAAACAAACAAGAAAAAAACTGTTGTATTCCAACCTTTTGGTAGAGGAGTCCAAACTGTAGGAAATATCATTACCGATTCTTCTGGTAGAAGTTTTGAGTTTAAAAATGTTATTTCTATCATGAAACGTTTACAGAAAAAGTATTCTGTAATTCTAATGTCAGAGTTTGCATTCGACTTCGAGAAAGAAGGATTGAGAGATACTGTTTCTTTTCCTGCTGGAAATCAAGTTCCTTTGCGAGGATGGGCTGGCATTATTAAAGAAGCAGATCTATTTCTAGGATGTGATTCTGTTGGTCAACACATTGCATATTCAGTAGGAACACCTGTAGTTTCTGTTATGGGATCTACTTTTGGTGTCAATGTTTCATATCCAGACCACGAGAAAGTAGATGTTCTTGATATGGGCGAAGGATTGAGATTGTATGATCCTATTCGTGTCTGTCCTGATGAAGAATCTGCAAGAGTGAATGATGGCATCATGGCGATGAATGATAAAGTCGAAGAAGTTATCATGAAGTCTGTTGACAAACTGATGAATAAGTATTACACCAAACCAGATATGGACATTGTTCTTCCAGAATCTTATGGTGGTCCTCAAGAAGGATGTCCAACTCGCCCACCAGAAGCACCGCTATCAGCGCCAAAGCAGCAAGGCATGGGTCCAATTGAATTGGAAGCTGCATCAAATGGAGTAAAGATCCCCTCACTAGAACCTAGTAAGAAAGGATTTTCTCAAAATGTAAAAGTAAATTGAGGTTATAATGTCTGTTATTGTTTCGGTTGCCCGTGGTCACAACGGGAGTACAACTTTGCTGGTTGATGGTAAGGTAGTATTTTATCTAGAAGAAGAAAGATTATCCCGTTTTAAGTATGATGGGTCTCCTCTTCTTGGTATACAAAAAGTATTTGATTATGTAGATCACATTGATCATCTAGTAATTTGTCATACTCACCGTCATGGTCCAGTCCTTGATTGGTCTGGTGAAGATGCATATAAAGGATGGACAAGAAAACTAGCTAGGAAAAAATTTGAGTTCCAAACTCACGAAATCGATACCATCCACCACGAGATGCATGCAGCGTGTGGTTTCTATAACTCTGGGTTTGAAACTGCTGCTTGTGTAATTGCTGATGGTGCTGGTAGTTTCCTACAGATTGGAGACATTCAAGACACTTGCTATGAGTTTGAAACTATTTTCAATGCATCATATCCTGGTGATTTTGATACTGTCTATAAGCATGTAGGTACAAAACAATCAATTGGTATGTCGGAACCAGAAGATAATATCTTTGTTACGGAGTACCCTGGTCATACTAAAATGTATGAAGCAGTAACACAATATTGTGGATTCCCCGCCATTGAGGCAGGTAAGCTCATGGGTCTTGCTCCATACGGCAACCCTAATGAAGACCTACCATCATTCTTCAATGGCGAGTGGGGTAATCGAAATCTTATCGTCCCTACTTATCCTAATGCAGCAATGCTTAATGTTTCTCGTTATGACATTCTTAAAGAGGACGTTAAAAATCATGTTGAGGGTGAGTATACAGATGTCCAAAAAGATCTCGCTTACAAGATTCAGGAACAAACTTCCGATCGTATGGTTCAGTTAATTAAAAAAGCACATGAGTTAACTGGTGAAAAGAACATTGTAATTTGTGGCGGTTACGGTCTCAACTGCGTTGCAAACTACAAGTATTGGAAGGAGTTTCCTGATCTCAATATCTACTGTGAGCCTATCTCACATGACGGTGGTACTTCTATTGGTGGAGCAAAATATGTCTACAACAAGCTGAAGGAAACTGAAAAACCTAGTAAGCAAGAGTCTGTTTACTATGGTCCTCAATATGATCCTACTGGTTATATGACAGACCTAGAAGGTCTGGAAGTTACCGACACTTCATATGATGATGTTGCTAAACTAATTCGTGAAGGTACTATCGTAACCATCTATCAGGGTCGTTCTGAAGGAGGTCCACGAGCACTTGGCAACAGATCTATTCTGTTTGATCCTACTATCAAAGATGGTAAAGATCATGTTAATGCAGTCAAGCACCGTGAATGGTTCCGACCATTTGCTTGCTCCATTAAGAAAGAAGCAGTTCATGACTGGTTTGACCTAGCAGGTCGTGATGAGACACCTCACATGATGTATGCAGTCAAGTGTCATGATGGAGTGGAAGAAAAGATTCCTTCTGTTATCCACGTTGATAACACTTGCAGAATCCAAACAGTTACTCCAGAACAGAATGAACACTACTACAATCTCATTGATGCATTCGATAAGATTGCGGGTGTACCTATTCTGTTTAATACTTCTTTTAATCTTGGTGGAGACCCGCTGGTCGAGACAATCGAAGATGCAGTTAACACTTTAAATAATAGTGATATTGAATGGATGTATCTTCCAGAAATTCAGAAGCTTGTTCATGTACCAAACGAATGAAAATATCTTTCGTAAACGGATGTTTTGATGTGCTCCATCCAGGACACATCGAACTTCTAAAGTACGCTAGGTCTTTCGGAGACTATCTCATTGTTGCTATTGATTCCGACAGGAAGGTAGCAGAAATGAAAGGTCCCGAGAGACCTATTTTTTCGCAATCTGATAGACGGTTGATGCTAGATGCCATCAGATATGTTGATGTAGTTCATGTGTTTGATACCAGACAAGAACTAGAGGAGTTGCTGGAATCGATTAAACCTGATACAATGGTGGTCGGTTCTGACTGGAAAGGAAAAGAAGTAGTAGGTTCGCACTATGCAAAATCAGTTCGGTTTTTTGATCGACAAGGAGAATTCTCCACAACCCAAACAATTCAAGGTACTCCTTATCGGTGATACCTGTACCGACAAGTATGTGTATGGTACAGTCACCAGAATCAGTCCTGAAGCACCAGTACCAGTCATGGTATACGATAGGGTAGAGACTGCCAAAGGCATGGCTTATAACGTCAGAGAGAACCTGATGTCTTTTGGTAGTGAGGTTTATATGATGACTCATGAGTCTTCTATCACAAAGACTCGTTATGTAGATTCAAAATCTAATCAACAAATTATGAGATTGGATGAAAATGATACTGCAGAAGATTTTGGATGGGAGTTACCAGAAGAACAATTTGATGTCATGGTCATCTCTGACTACAACAAAGGATTCCTTTCCGAAGAAAAGATTCAAGAACTGGTAGACTGGTTTAAGGGTCCTGTCTTTATCGATAGTAAGAAGACTCGATTACCTAAAGAGTGTTATATTAAAGTCAATGATCGAGAAGCACAAAAATTAGAAGGAGACTACCCCAATCTAATTGTAACCCGAGGATCGCAAGGATGTACTTATGATGGTATGTCTTTTCCTGGTATTAATGTACCTGTGTTTGATGTAGCAGGTGCTGGTGATACATTTCTAGCAACATTAGTTCATTTTTATCTGCTTTTAGGAACTATTGATCGTGCTATTCCATATGCAAATAAAGCAGCTGCAATTGCCGTCACACACTTCGGCACCTATGTCCTATCCCAAGATGATGTAAATGAAATACGTTGTTGATATTGATAATACTATTTGTACACCAACTGTAGGTAGAAACTACGAAGAAGCCCAACCTTGGCATAATAGAATTGATAAAATAAATAAGTTGTATGATGAAGGTCATACAATAGTATACTTCACTGCTAGAGGAATGGGTAGGTTTGATGGAGATCCTGATGCAGCTTGGAAAGCATCTCAACTCCTAACAGATCTAACCAGAGAACAATTAAATACTTGGGGATGTAAGTATCATGATTTGATACTAGGAAAACCACACGCTGATTATTTTATTGACGATAAAGGAATTAACTCTAATGACTTCTTTTAAACACGTACCTAAAGGTTGGGGATACGAAAAGTGGATTGTCAATAATGACAAATACTGTGGAAAACTTTTATTCTTTGAACCAGGAAAGAAATGTTCTTGGCACTATCATGAGTTGAAAGAAGAAACATTCTATATCCACTCTGGTAAGATACAATTAGTATATGGATATGAGGATGATTTTACTGATGCAGACACAGTAATATTAAAACCTGGAGACAAATTTGAAGTCCCCAGGTTATTGCGTCATCAGATGTTAGGTTTAGAAGAGACTGAAATGTATGAGTTTTCTACGACACACTTTGACTCTGATTCATATCGAGTAGTGAAAGGTGACTGATGTACGTCTCAATTGAGATGAACTCTTTGTTCTCCCATTTAAAATTAGCAACAGTATTGTATTGATACTTGTCCTTCAAATGTTCGGGGAAGGGGATCTCTTTGATCTCCGCCCCGAATTTTTTTGCGATAATTTCTGCTACCTGTCTGAATGAATAACATCTACCAGATCCAAGATCGTAGATACCAGACTCTTCTCCATTGTTGTCTACAATATCTACAATGTCATCTACCCATATAAAATCTCGGAACATCTTTTCAGATCCCTCAAAAATTTCAATCACACCTTTCTCTACTGCTTGCTCTGTAAACTTGCTTACAGGACTGCGTTGATTACCTTTGTGTTCTTCACCTAGACCATATACATTGAAGAATCTAAATCCTTGAATAAGCTCAAACCTATCAATATTTTCAGACACCCAAAGATCTACAGCAACCTTTGACTTTGCATACAGGTTGAGGGGATCCATACTACCATCATGCTTGTTACCATATACAGAAGCGGATGAAGCATACTTAACTGGGATACCATGCTCGATAGCAATCTCAAATAATCTAATAGAAAACTCTACGTTAAAACAATTAAGTCTTTCTTCGTCAGTGCATGTTGTAGAAGAGATGGCTCCCATGTGAATAATTTCATCAATGTCTTCCCATCCATGGAAGTTCTCAAGCATCGCCCATGCATTATAATCTTCTACACCAATGAATGGTTTATGTTTCTCTGCAAACTTCTTACCAATAAATCCATTGCACCCAGTAATCAGTTTAGGCATAGTATTGTAGACAGGTATAAATAAGTATAACACAGAAGGACTATAGCGACAACCAGATGTCTAATCCCACCTTTGGATATTTAGCGTCTCTTGTAACACCCCTAAAAACGAGAGTCGCATTACACACTGCAGAAGCAGGCAAGGTCGTAGAGGGTAAACTTGTCATTACACATAAAGACCCTTATCCTGTTAGGGTTAGGATCGGTGTATCCACTGGTGGAGTTCTTGACTTCAATCCAGAAAACTACATTCTCTATGATTATGAAATTGGTGAAGGTCAAAGTTACGAAAGTGATACGATCTACTATGGTAACAATCAAACTCTAGTTGTCTGGTCAACATGTGCGAGCACTACATTTGTCTTGCACGGTCAGATTAAAACTGACCCAACCGCTACTGGATTTGTAGCAGCAGCAATGCTGAATCCTACAAAAACAAATACTACAATCTACTCTGTACCAACAGACGAAGAAGCTCTATTGAGTTTGTTTGTTGCTAACCAAAGTTCTAGTAACGCAAGATTTAGAATTGCAGTTGTTGATTCTAGTGTTGCACCTGCGGTTACTTCAGACCAATACATTGAATACAATCAAGATCTACTACCGAGAGTTTCTTATCAAAGAAAAGATATTAAGGTAAGAGGCGATCAAAGTATTGTAGCATACTCCGATAACCCAGATGTTTCCATTTCAGTTTATGCAAAATTTAACTACAGTGTAGTTGATACCGACTTCACAATCGGCGGTCAGTTAACTGTTGGTGGCGCAGCAATTCTGCAAGACACTTTAGAAGTGAGGCAGACAGCAACATTCAAAGAAACTCTGGATGCAGAAAAAGCAGTTACGATTGGCACTGATGCTGTACCAGCCAATCTAACAGTGAAAGGTGATGTTGCTGTTGGATCTGCATCCATAGCACAATCAACAGGAAACATTTCTACCCCAGGTATTTTAACAGCAAACACAATTGCAACCAGTGGTAATATTGTTGCTGGATCTAATAAAGTAGTTCTGGATGGATCTGCAGGGGACCTTACTATGCAAGGACAATTAACTGTAGTAGGAGGATTCGCAGGTGATTTGAATCTTCTAAATAATAAAGTAACGAATCTGGCAGATCCTGCTGCCGCAACGGACGCTGCAAATCGCAAGTACGTTGATAGTAAAGTTGTAGCATTCTCTATCGCACTAGGATAATACGGAGTTTATAAATGGCAAAAAGACAAATTAGAGACTATGTATTCTCCCCAGGAATTGCTGGTGCAGGTACGCTAAAGATTCTTGACAAGGTAGATGTTGATCAAATTTTGATCATCAGTAACGCTAGTAAAAATATTTTCTTATATAATTTTAGTGATCCATCACTACCAATTTCAGTTGATTTTACATCAACAACAGATGGATCAGATCCTGATTTTCCATACAGTAATACATTATCTAATGGTGTAACTACCATTACATTTTTGTATGATACTTCTTCGCATTTTGCATCTGACAACATTCTAATTTTTGTCGAAGCAGAAGAGCAGAGAACTAGACCATACGACTTCGGTACTGATGCTATCGAACGTATGAGGATGGCAACACCTCAATCGATGCTTGACGCTGACTTTGAGTACGGCATCCAACCAACCAAGTGGCAGTCTCTTGACTTGCTACGTGGTTATCCTTCGATCTATGAAGTTCCTGGTTCAGACATCAGTCTTGAAACCGTAACGACTGATGCATCTTTTGGTTCTGGTTCAATTGGTCCTTCTAAAATTACTATTGATACAACTCTAGATCATGGTTTGGTTGTTGGAGATCCCGTCTCTATCAAAGGTCTCGATGATTCTGTTCCAGGTTTTGCTAAAGCAGAAGGTTCGTTTATTATCGACTCTGTTCCATCCGCAACACAGTTTACTTATTATGCCAAAGCAAGAGTAGGTACAACACCTGCTACTGCACTGAAATCTTCATTCACAATTCTGAAGCAAGCTGGTTTCTACACTGGTGCTGCAATCGGTACAAGTCCAACATTTAGTGTAGTAACACAGGGTGCTAGTGGTAACTTTGCAACTAGAGGATCTGCTGCCCAAGGTGCTACTAAACTTGGTGTATCAGCAGCTTCTGTACTACCACCTATTGGTGCTCCTCTTGGCGGCACAGGCATTGCAACAGGCACCCAGGTAACTGCTGTTATTGATACTAATGCAGTATTAAACATTACTGATTCATTCACTGCCCCAGTATCTGAAATTACTTTTAATGATACTGCAAATATTGAGGTTGGTGCTGGTCTAGACAATGGAGCTGGTGAAACAGTTTTTGTTACTAACATTTTAGGTAATGTAGTTACTCTATCTTCTCCATATACTGTAAGCAAGACTGGTAATAGTTTTGTATCTCAACCTATCGCAGCTGGAGGTCTTAACTTTGGTAATGGTAGTGGCGCATCCTTTGACATCACAAGAACAAACGGTGCATACAGCAATGTAATTATAAACCCACAAAATTTTTATAATAGTGTTAACACTGGTGCATACTCGGGTCTAGGATCAGGAGCAACGTTTACCGTAGAAAGACTTGGTGGAGCATCTCCTTCATATCAGAATGTATTCCCCGCTAATGCTGGTAGTGGATATTCTGCTACAGAAACAATCGTCATTCCTGGGTCTTCACTAGGTGGTGCTGATACTACTAACGATCTTACGATTACTATTGCTAGTGTAGATGCTGTTGGTGTTATCACATCTATCAATTTTTCAGGTACTGCATCTAATGCACAATCCCGAGCGGGTATTGATTTTGCTGTAGGAGAAGATCTGGTTGTTTATGGTAATGCACTTGGTGGTACATCACCAACAAATGATCTCAACATCCACATCACTGCTGTTGGTGCTAATGGAGAGATCGATACATTTGATGTTACTGGTACTGCGGTTCCTTCCAGTCAAACATACAACGGTATCGAACAATCTAGCACCACTGCAACTGGTATCAACGCTAATTTTCAAATCGAGAGAGTTGGTGCTGGTCAGAATACTGCACAGGTGGATGAGGTCATCATTGGTGGTACAATCGAAGTTGATGATACATTCAAGATTACTCTTAATGGTACTACAGACTATACATACACAGCACTAGCAGGCGATACCACTACAGCAGTTAGAAATGCATTAATCAGTTTAGTCAATGCTTCTACGGTTGTTTATGCATCTAGTGGATCAACTAGTGGTAGTTTAGATATTACCGCATTGTCTGCAGGAACTTCATTTACACTTTCTGTTCTTACAGAAGATGCTGGTGGCAATCCAGCTGATACACAAACAATGGTTACAAATAATGTAACCCCCAACTTCAGCGCCAGTACCACACCTGCATACAATGTTACTATTGGAAACCCTGGTCAAAATTACGCCAACCTAGAAGAAATCACTATTAATGGTCAGGTTCTTGGTGGAACAACTGGGGTTAACGATCTAACCATTACGGTTCAAACAGTTGATGCACAAGGTGGTATTACTGGCATTACTCTTGCTGGCACACCTTGGGATGGTAACGAAACATATCTAAACTATACCGCCAACCCAACTGCATTTAATGCAACGTTTACACCAAGAATTTCTTCAGGAAGCTATGCTCCAGAAATTACTACTGGTGGTACTGGATATAAAATTGGTTACCAATTCTCAATTTCTGGTGCTTCTCTAGGTGGTTCTCCAACTACGAATGACATGACGATCACCGTCAGTAACGTTGATGTTGCAGGAACTATCACAGAAGTTACGGCATCTGGAGTACCAGTCTCTGGAGATACAATTGCATTCTTCAAGGCAGTATCTTTGAGTGCTCCTACCACAAGTATTGTAGGAAATGGAACAACAGTTACATACTCGGCTATTGCGAAGATTAATGTAGCATTCGCAACTAACCACGGTCTAGTACCTGGCGACACAATTCTGGTATCAATTACGTCAAGTTCATCTGGTCATGATCTAGCATCTGGACCATTCTTTGTGGATGAAGTACCTGGTCTAGACAACTTTACTTACACAGCAAGATCAACTGGTACTGTTACACCTAGTGGTATTTCTGGTTCTGTATATCCAAGAACTGATTCATTCTATACACACAGACCATTTGATGGTGGTGTTCAACTAGGAACTGGATCTCCTGCACACGGCGCACAAGCAGTTCGTCAGTCTAAAAAGTATATCAGATATCAGTCTGGTAAAGGTATCATGTATACCACTGGTGCTTTGTTCGCACCTTCTTACGATTTAAGAAGTGTAGATGCTGACGGCACTTCAATTGGTAGTATCATTACTTGTGTTACTGATGACCTCAACCACGGTCTACAGGTTGGTGCTGAAGTTCAATTGGTAGGATTAACAACAGCAGGATATAATGATCACTACACCGTAGCGTCAGTCATTGATGAAATTACATTTACTGTTCTTGCACAGAATAACCTAGCAGCTACATCAGCATCATTTGGTGATCAACCAGTTGTTGCTCTGTATAGATGGCAGGGTGCTACTGTTCGTGCTGGTGCATTTGATGATCAGAACGGTATCTTCTTCCAGTATGATGGATCTAACCTTGCTGTTGGATTGAGATCTTCTACATTCCAAATTGCTGGTACGGTAGTAGCAACTTCAGACTCTAACGAACTTACTGGAACTAACACCAAGTTTACTGAACAGTTATCTGTTGGTGACAGAATTGTCATTCGTGGTATGTCTCACGTTATCACCAAAATTGATAACAACTCTAGACTGTATATGAACCCAGACTTTAGAGGAGTCTCTAACGCAGTTAACGTTAAGGCAGCACTGACTAAAGAAATTATCATCCCACAAAATCAGTGGAACATTGATAGATGCGATGGAACTGGTAAGTCTGGATTTGACATCCAAATCAACAGGATGCAAATGATTGGATTCCAATACACCTGGTATGGTGCTGGATTCATTGACTGGATGTTCAGAGGTCCATCGGGTAACTTCACATTCTGCCATAGACTGAAGAACAACAACAGAAATAACGAAGCATTCATGCGTTCTGGTAACCTACCTGTTCGCTATGAGGTTATCAACGAAGGTGCTAAAGGTAGACTAGCAAATCAATTGGCTCAAGGAGAACTTGATACGATTGCACTTAAAGATGGATCTTTGTTCCCCAACAATGGAACGCTACTGATCAATAATGAAATTGTAAGATACACTAATAGAACAGTTAATAATCTAACAGGTCTTACTAGATCTGCAAATTACACTAACTTTGCTGCAGGTTCTCAAAGAACATACAAAGCAGGTAGTGCTGCACAACACGCAGAAAACACTGGTGTTATTCTACTATCAAACACAGCAACACCACAGATTAATCACTGGGGTTCTGCATTCCTAACTGATGGTGGATTCGATGAAGATCGTGGATACCTATTCAACTACCAAGAAAAGGAAGTTGAACTTACAACTACCAAGTCTACAATTTTCTTGATCAGACTATCTCCTAGTGTTTCTAATGCTATCACTGGTGACCTAGGTGAGAGAGAACTAATCAACCGAGCACAGCTGCTACTCAAGAACATTGAGATTACTGCACAGGGTGGATCAAGTTCACAAGGTATCATTATTGAGGGTGTTCTCAATCCCAAAAACTACCCAACCGATCCAAACGATGTTACCTGGGCAGGTTTGAATACAGGTGGTTCTGGTGGACAACCATCGTTTGCACAGATTGCATCTGGTGGTGATATTACTTTCATCGGTGGTATCTCTCCAGTTTCAGCATCAAACGCTGGCACACAAAACTACAGTTCCAACTATGTCTTCTTCAATACCTCCGACATCTCTGGTGTACAGATTGGTTTTGAGGTAACTGGTGGTGACTTGAGAGGAGGAACCACTGTTGCTGACATCTTCAGAAGAAATAACAGCACAACCTGGATCAGATTCTCTGACAGAACTAGAGCTGGCACTTCAGGATCTACTACCTATGTGTTTGCACCTCTAACTGGTGCAGCAACTCCTGGAGAGCAGGTCTTTGCATTCACTGCAGCACCTGGTTCCAGAGATAACATCGATCTATCAGAACTGAAGGAACTTACTAACACTCCTATCGGTGGTAGAGGTACATTCCCCAACGGTCCAGACGTACTAGCGATCAACGCTTATCTAACGTCTGGTAGCGCAGTTAATGCTACGATCAACATTCGCTGGTCTGAAGCACAGGCATAAGGAGTAACTAATGGCAGAACCCTCAAGTAGACAAGAACTCAAAGATTATTGTTTGAGGCGTCTCGGTCATCCAGTTCTTGAAATTAACGTAGATGATGATCAACTGGATGACTTGATCGATGATGCTTTCCAATACTATAGAGAGCGTCATTTTGATGGCGTTGAACAAATGTATCTCAAGCATGAGATTACAGCAGACGATGTAGCACGTTTTGATGTGCTGATGAAACGTCATCAACACCAGCTCCTGATGCATCTACCTGGTTGCAACTAGAAAAAACTTTATTGAAATTCCAGAACATATAGTTGGCATCTCCAAAGTGATGGGTATCTCATCTAACTTTGCGAGAAACAATCTCTTTGGTATGAATAACCAATACTTCCTGATGGATATCTTTTCGTTCTCATCAGGATTTGCTTTTGGTAATTTTGATATGTCAAATTACTATATGCTCAAGCAATATTTTGAGACACTTGACATGATTGTCCAGACTGGATCATTGGTTCAGTATAGATTTAATCAAAGATCAGACAGGTTGTATCTTGATATTGATAAAGCAAGAATGATTGAAGGTAATTATTTGTTGATTGATTGTCAACGTTATCTTAATCCAGAAACTTTTACTCAAGTATATAACGATAGTTTTATTAAGCAATATCTAACTGCACTGATCAAGAGACAGTGGGGTCAGAACCTAATCAAGTTCAACAACGTACAGCTGCCTGGTGGTGTATCACTCAATGGTAGACAGTTGTTTGAAGATGCACAAAAAGAAATTGATGCTCTCATGGAGAAGAGTTCTTCTTACTATGAACTTCCCCCAATGGATATGATCGGATGAAAAGTATTTACTTTCCTCAACACGGTGGTGTTAGTACAGAGCAATCACTTATCCAAAGTTTAGTGGATGAGCAGATTAGATTGTTCGGTAGTGATGTCTACTATCTTCCTCGGAAGATGATTAAAGATGTAGCATTGAATGACATTTTGTATTCCGAGTTTAATACTCAATACATGATTGAAATGCTACTGATTAATGTTGAGGGATTTGGATCGCCGTCTGAATTCATTAGTAAGTTTGGTCTACGTATCACCGATGAGATCACGATGGTGGTATCACAGAACAGATGGAGTCAGGTATTCCAAGAGTTTGCTGATGTTACAACTGTAGATGGCAGACCTAATGAGGGAGACCTTATCTATCTACCACTTACTAATGATCTATATGAGATCAAGTTTGTAGAAAGAGAAGCACCGTTCTACCAGCTAGGTAAGAACTATATCTACACGATGACTGCAGAAATCTACGAGCTTGGTAATGATGAGTTCGAGACAGGCATCGAAGAGATTGATGTCATCGAAGAGATCTTTGCTCCTTCAATTACTCTTGCTATGGATACTGATGCAACAACTCATTATTCATTGGGCGAGATTGTAACTGGTGGAACCACAGGAACTACTGCAGAAGTATCGTTCTGGGATAGAGATACTCACGAACTCAAACTTATTAATAGGAATGGTAATTTTACACCAGGAGAATCTATCACTGGTGGTACTAGCGGAACAGTACAGAACAGTGTCACTGTAGATAATCTATCACTAGAAAACGTCCAGTACGCCGACAATAAATACATTGAGACTACAGGTAATGATTTACTTGATTTTACTGAAGTGAATCCATTCGGAGAGTATGGCAACGTTACTGGTGAATTTTGATGTTAGGACCACATTTTTATAACGAAGCGATTAGAAAAACAGTAATCGGTTTCGGTACACTATTCAATAATATTGAAATTAGAAAGAAAGATCCTTCTACTGGGGAAATATTAGAAGCAGAAAAAGTCCCGCTTGCTTATGGACCCAAGCAAAAATTTCTAACACGTATAGAGCAAAATCCAGACGTTACTAATAAAGTAGCAATTACTGTACCTCGTCTGTATTTTGATATGACTAATATTACATACGACACTACTAGAAAAATTGCTCCTACTCAACGTCTCAAGAAGACTATTGATTCTGATGGAGAATCTCTTTCTGTACAATATGTACCAGTGCCTTATAACATAGAGTTTGAGCTAGGTATCATTGCCAAGTCTCAAGATGATGGTCTGCAAATTCTTGAACAGATATTACCATACTTCCAACCTAACTTCAATATTACATTGAATATGATCCCTGAAATGGGAGAAAAGAAAGACGTTGCTATCAACTTAAATGGTATCAACTATGAAGATGAATGGGATGGTGATTTTTTAGATAGAAGAAGTATTGTATGGACTCTTAACTTTACTGCCAGATCTTATATCTACGGTCCATTCACCAAAGCAGGTGTTATCAAGAAAGCAATTGTATACGAATCAATTGGAGACAAGAACGATTCGCCAGACAACAGAAATACAAAACTTTCATACACACCTAAAGCATTGGAAGATAAAAATGCTGATGGTGTAATCAATGCTGCTGACGATGCACTTGTTATCAGTACAGATGACTTCGGATTTAATGAGGGAATTGAATTGCTATGAAAGAATTTGAAAAGAACATGGAAGATATCTTTGATATCGAAGTCGAAAAAGAAGATAATGCAATTGAACAATCACAACCATCCAAGCCTGTTCCCAAGAAACAAGAGCAGGATCATCAGGATAAAGATTATGACTATACCAGAGCACAACTATACAACCTCATAGACAAGGGTCAGGAGGCGTTCAACGGGGCGTTAGAGGTCGCACAGGAGTCAGGGCACCCAAGAGCGTATGAAGTCGCTGTGAACGCCATGAAGCAGGTAGCAGACACCACAGATAAACTTCTGGATCTACAGAAGAAGATGAAGGATCTCGATGCTCCTACAAAAAACTCTGTGAATACAAAGACCACAAACAACTTATTTGTTGGTAGCACAGCAGATCTGCAAAAGATGCTGAAGCAAATAAATAAACAAGAAGAGTCGGATTCATAAATATGAAGTCCTTTAAACAACTACGTATTGACATCACCGAAGCAGCAGAAAAACGTTACTGCCCTGGATGTGAAAAGTGGGAGACTAGAGCAGTCTGTCGATTCGGAGTTGAATACTGGGACAAGTACGCCGTCAAAAACTTTGAAGAATCAGTGCTCGAAGGAGCAGCCTGGACCAAAAAGTCAGGAAAGAAAAAGTCAGGAGGACTCAATGAAAAAGGACGAAAGTCTTATGAAAAGGAAAATCCAGGATCAGACCTTAAGGCACCAAGCAAAAAGGTTGGAAATCCCCGTAGGAAATCCTTCTGCGCTCGAATGAAAGGCATGAGAAAGAGGCAGAAAAAATCTAATAACACAGGTGATGATCGCCTATCAAAATCATTACGTGCTTGGAATTGCTGACATACTTGTTAAATGTATGTTAAAATAAAGGAATATCAATTACTAGAACTATAATTATACTATGAGTTTTGAGAATATCATGCGGCTTAACGAGACTGATGTACACCGTTTAATCAAAGCATGTCAGGTCTATCAGGACAAGACAGGTTCTGAATACATGTGGGATGAATACCACGAGTTGATTGAAAAACTCAAAACATATCAAGAACAATATTCTGTATCAAAATGAAAGCTTTAATCACGTTTCTGGTTGTGTTATTTTTTGCTGCTCCAGTGTGGGCAGTAGATGTAGCAATGGGTGCTAATGGCAACCTAGCATTTTCACCGAATGAGATCACAATCTCTGCTGGTGACACCGTTCACTTTATCAATGAATCACTACCTCCCCACAATATTATTGTTGAGGCACGTCCTGATCTCTCTAGAGAAGCATTGCTGTTTGCTCCTGGAGAATCACAAGACGTTGTATTTGCTGACGCAGGAGACTATAACTTCTTCTGTGGTCCTCACCAGGGCGCAGGTATGACTGGCGTAGTTCATGTGGAATAAGGATTACATAACCAAAGAACAAGCACAGGAGATGATTGACGATGCAATACGAAAGCATAATCGTAACGCTGGAATTATTAGTATGTGTGTTGGCTGGATTGTTCTCGCACTTTTTGCTGAAGGTTTACTTCGACTTGTCGGAGTGATCCCTCCACTATTACCTTGGTTAAAGATAACACTATGATGAGCGGATTATTTGTATTTGCATTTATCACACTAATGGTGATTGCCATGGAGATAACATGGTCGGTGAAAAATAAAGGAACTTTTAAATGACTCTAGCACATGTCCTACTTTACGGATCACTACCCTTTATATGTGCCACCGCATATTTCGGGTACAGAAAAGGTGAAAATAACTATTATGAAACTGACGCCTACGGAGGAAATGGAACAGCGCATTAAGATGAGGTATGCGTTTGCCATGTCATCATTCGGTAGAATGTTTCGACCAGATCATATTACAATGGAGATGAGATCTATATGTATGTCATGGTCTCAAGACATAGATACTATTACACCCTCTCGATCTGACTTGTACGAAGTTGATCGATACTTCCTGGAGTTATGGAAAAAACGATATGAATCTGAACCTGAATCTAATTGAAAAGTTAAGACATGAGATCTATATGTTGAAACTCGAAAATAAGCAGCTTAAGTTAAGTCTCGAAGAAGTAAATAGTAATTGGGTACATCCCAAATCTTGCCTTCACAATGAAGACCCATGGAAAAAGTTTCTAACGTAAGAGTCACAGGTTTTTTTATATTCAGTTTTGTAGCACTGTTTGTAGTATGGGGGTTGGGTAATGCTTATCCTTATTAGATATACGATGGAACATCAGTGGAGTTTAGGTCTCCTATCAATGATCTTAATAGTAGTTCCTATTATAGGAATGGATCTCGTTCATAAATATGGGTGGGAACATTGGGAACCATTCGCGAGGAATCATAAATGAATCCAGTAATTTTAATCGGTTGTTTTACACCACTGGTTATTATTTTTTTAGTAATGAAACTCGCCGTATGGGTATCTGCAGTTAATACAGAAAGCTCTTATGTCGGAAAAGAACCTCTACGAAAACGAGGACCCTTCGTGGCAGATGCATATGCAGACGTTGATGAAGAGGAAGAGGAATATGGAGATCGCACAGATTATCGATGAAGCGATTAATGAATACTATTCGCTTCAAGGTAAGCCTGTTCCAAATTGGAGGTATATAAAAGATGTTGATTGGTGGATTGAATATTTAAAAGATTTAGGAATTGACCCTAGAAACCCATGAAATTTGAATTAGATATGGATGACTATACGATCATCCTTAATGCATTACACTACTACAAGAAAGTTGAGAAGCGAGGAAACTTCAAGCAGTATAATGATGAGCGTGTCAATAAGTTAAGAGATAAAATGTCTTATCAATTAATTCCTAGCGCAGAAAGTTGGAAATGAATTTATTATTACGTCCTTTAGATAATCCAGATGATCCTGTGTGGTCAGTAATTATTATGGTAATCCTTGCTGTGGTTGGTGCGGTTTATACCATCATATACATACTAGGAATAGATGAGAGGGAATCCCATGGGAGCATTGACACCACCAAGCAGGAAGAGTTGCTACAACTTCCGAGTGACGGAGATCAACCGTGTCCTTGATGGTGATACTATTGATGTTACTATCGACCTCGGGTTTGATTTATACAAGAAAGAAAGAGTTAGAGTTGCTGGAGTTGATACGCCAGAGAAGAGAACGAGAAATCTAGAGGAGAAAGCTCTTGGAATCGACGCAACCAACTGGCTCAAAGAAAAACTCGAAGGCACGTTGGCTGGTGATGATGAGTTGTCTGTTAGGACTGAACTTGTTGGTGGCACTGGCAAATATGGGCGTCTTCTGGGTTGGTTATACATCGGGGATGACACAGTGTCACTCAACGAACAAATGATCACAGAAGGTTATGCTCACGCATACGATGGTGGCACCAAGGATATGAATTTAGAAGCACTACGAGAGATAAGGAGAAAACATGGAACCCTCATCTAAAGAAAATGAATGGTATTGTACCATGACATTAGGAATCGATGAAGTCCGATGTCTGTATGATCACTATGATTATTCAATTAAGATGTGGCCAGGTTCCCCTGCACGTCCTGCTGAAGAACAAGTTCTTCTGGATATAATGAAGAAGAGAATGTTTGCTATGATGGCAGAATACAATTTTACGGAAATGTAGACAATACACAAATTGTTAGTATTCTTTACACGATTTTTACCTACATAGTCCTATAATACTTTGTAGCGTAGTGTAACACAATGCTCGGACTCTATGTATTAATCACTTGTTTTATTCTACTTGTAGCGTATGCAGGTATGGAAGAAACGGTGCGTCTATTCGCGTACATTGATCTAGTAATTAGATATCAATGGGTTAAATTTAGAATGTTTATGATGAGGCGTAAATTAGAACAACAACTCATAAAGGATCTACCTGATTACAATAAACTCATAAAGGAATTAAAAGATGACCAACGATAAGGAACTGTCGGATCTCAAAATTGAGAGAAAAGAATGTCCTAAATGTGGTGCTGCTTGGATTAACGGCAAACATGTGTTTAGAGGTACTGCTGCCTCTTACGACAAGAGTGAACTAGACCTAGCTGGTTTGGTTTGCAATAAACTAGGTGACGAAACATGCATCAATCCTAGGAAAGGACAAGATGGTGGAACTACCTGGGAATATAGGTCTGGATACATTGATGGTGTGTACTCCGCAAAGAAAAAATCAATGGAAGAAATGCGTGATCAATTTGGAGATCTCTAAATACTAGTGGTGAACTAGTTTTCTTATGGCAACCGATCAGATTTATCTTGGTAATCCGCTTCTAAAAAAAGCAAATGTCAAGCAAGACTTTACCAAAGAACAAATTGCAGAGTATGTAAAGTGTGCTCAAGATCCAATATACTTTACAAAAAACTATGTAAAAATTGTTTCTCTTGATGAAGGTCTGGTGCCATTTAAGATGTGGGACTTTCAAGAGGAGTTAATTAAAAAATTTCATAGAAGTAGATTTAATATTGTAAGCTACCTCGTCAGACTGGTAAGTCTACTACGGTGGTTTCGTATTTGTTGCATTATGCGTTGTTCAACGATAGCGTAAACATTGGTATCCTAGCAAACAAAGCAAGTACTGCAAGAGATCTTCTTGGTAGATTACAAACAGCATATGAGAATCTACCGAAGTGGATGCAACAGGGTGTGGTATCATGGAACAAAGGTTCTATGGAGTTAGAGAATGGCAGTAAGATATTGGCAGCTTCTACATCTGCAAGTGCTGTCCGAGGTATGTCGTTTAACATCATCTTCCTCGATGAGTTTGCGTTCGTACCAAACCATATTGCAGAGTCGTTCTTTGCCTCTGTTTATCCTACTATTACTTCTGGTAAGTCAACAAAAGTAATTATCATTTCTACGCCACATGGTATGAACCACTTCTATAAGTTGTGGACTGATGCACAGAATGATAGGAATGGATATACCTGGCATGAGGTACACTGGTCGCAGGTGCCTGGACGTGATGAGAACTGGAAAGCAGAAACAATTAAGAACACGTCCGAGAGACAGTTCACACAGGAGTTTGAGTGTGAATTTCTTGGATCTGTTGACACACTAATCTCTGCCTGCTAAACTGCGAGCACTGACTTTTATTGATCCCATCTCTACAAACAAGGGACTTGACATCTATGAAAAACCAACAACCAACGGGGAATATATTATTACGGTGGATGTTTCTCGCGGTATTGGGGGAGATTACTCTGCTTTCATTGTTTACGATATTACTACAGTTCCATATAGGATAGTAGCAAAGTATAGGAACAATGAAATCAAACCGATGTTGTTTCCCAATGTCATTAATGATGTTGCCAGAGGATATAATAATGCATGGGTTATGTGTGAGGTAAACGACGTAGGGGACTCTGTGGCGTCGATTCTAAATTATGACCTTGAGTATCCTAATGTGCTTATGTGTGCCATGAGAGGGCGAGCAGGGCAGATTGTAGGGCATGGATTTTCTGGATCTAAAACACAGCTTGGTGTCAAGATGAGTGTCACCGTGAAGAAGGTTGGTTGTGCTAACCTCAAACAAATTATTGAAGATGACAAACTTATCTTTAATGACTACGAAATTATATCAGAACTTACCACGTTCATTCAGAAGAAGCAATCCTTTGAAGCTGATGAAGGATTCCATGATGACTTGGTAATGTGTATGGTAATCTTTGCTTGGTTAGTCCAACAAGATTACTTCAAAGAACTTACTGATAACGATGTTCGTAAACGTATCTACGATGAACAAAAGAATCAGATCGAACAAGACATGGCACCATTCGGATTTATTACCACAGGTCTAGAAGGTGATGAAGGATTTGTAGAAGATGGATCTCATTGGGAGTATGGTGATACACAGGAAGATGTATCATACATGTGGAGTATCTAATGGACGTAGAAGATATGTTTGATCTAGGTACTGTTCTTTTCCAACAAAGAAAGTGTAGAGCTTGTGGAAAAACTAAAGATTTAACTACAGATTTCTATAGGTCTAGACCAGACAGGACATCTTTGTCTGCGTGGTCCTATGAATGTAAGGACTGTACCAAACAAAGAGTAACGAATAAAAGAAGAAAATATAAGGAAGATATCTATCCAGACTGGTAAAGGGTTCGTGCATTGTTTCCCCACTTGAACTTTCCAAAAATCTAAATACCTATAGATCAAATTTGGTTACTCAAGGAGAAAATACATGGCAAGTCAAGTCTCGCCTGGAATTAGATTAAGAGAGCGTGACCTATCTAATGCTGTTGTCGTAGGTGCATCGGAGATTACCGCTGCTCACGCATCAACTTTCCGTAAAGGTCCGATCGGAAAGGTAGTGAATATTTCATCACAGAAAGAATTAATTTCAGTTTTCGGTGCTCCCACCGACGCAAACGCCGAGGACTTTTTCGTAGCATCGGAATTCCTAGGATACGGCGGTCGCCTAGCAGTCGTTCGTGCTGCTACTGGCGTAAATAGTGCATCCGTAGCTGGCGGCACAGTTGTAGTCAAGAATGACGATGACTGGGCAGCAGGTAATGGTGCAGGCAACATGCTAGTTGCAAGAACACCTGGTACATATGGCAACGCACTTAAAATTGTTACTGTTGACCGTGGTGCTGATCAGCTGGCAACATTGACCGCAGCACCTGCAGGACTCGCTGTTGGTGATACAGTCACGTTCACTGGTGGTAAGAAAGCAGTCGTATACGGATGGGATGCTGGAACACTTACTGCTTCACTAATTCTGGATGATCCTAACACCAGACTAACAACTGCTGATAGCATCGACACACCTGATACTGGTGTTGTTTCAGGTCTTACTGCAGTCACCGCTGGTGGTACTCTTTATGAGACCGCATCTGCTGTTGCAACATCTGGTGGATCTGGCACTGGACTTACCCTAGACCTCACAGTTTCTGCAGGTCTTCCTCTAACACTAAATGGTGGTGCTGGTGGTTCTTCCTACGTTACAGCAACTGCTCAAGCAACCACAACTAATGGTACTGGTAGTGGACTCACTGTTGATATCACAGCTGCTGGCGGTTCTATCGTTTCTCTCGCAATCAATGCCCCAGGTAGTGGTTATGCAGTAGGAGACACGATCACCGTTGCTGGTGGTGGTAACGACGGTGGCGGTTCTATCGCTACTGTACGTGGTGGCGTTACTAGTGTTGCCGTAGCAGCAGGTGGATCTGGATACGTTAGTGGCGATACAATCACAATTGCTGGCGGTGGCGCAGACGCAACCGTCGATATTGCATCCGTAACTGATACTGCAATCACAATCACTACAGTCAAAGATTGGTACACCAACACTCTAATCCCTGGCACAAGTCTAACACTTGGTGCTATCGGTCCTCGTCCTGGTACTTCCCAGTTCGCTGCTGACAGAGGTGTTTCTTTTGACGAAATGCACTTCGCAGTTATTGATGCTGATGGATCAATTTCTGGCGCAGCAAATACTGTACTAGAAAGAGTTCTGTTTGTTTCCAAACTGTCTGACGGTAGAAACACTGAAGGCGCTGCTAACTTCTACAGAGATGTAATCGAACAGCAATCAAGCTTCTTCTTTAACGGCACAGTAATTCCTGCTGGAACACAACCTGCATCTGCTGGTGGTGGTACTTCACTAGATCAACCTTCTGCATCTTCTGCTGGCAAGTTGCTCCTAGTTGGTGCAAAAGCATGGACCCTAACTGGTGGTGCTGACGACTACGTATACACCCCTGCTGAAATTGAAGCAGCATTTGATGAGTTCTCTGATACAGAACTAGTTCCTAACCTGAACTTTGTTCTAATGGGTGGTTCGCTCGCTACCGAAACTGACACCAAAGCAAAAGCAAATAAGGTTATCAGTATCGCAGCAGCAAGAAAGGATTGCATCGCATTCGTTTCTCCACACAAAGGCAACCAAGTTGGAACTGCTGGCGCACTAACTGCGATCCAGCAAAGAGAGAACACTCTCAACTTCTTTAACGGCATGACTTCTACGTCATACGCTGTATTTGATAGCGGTTACAAGTATTTCTACGACCGCTTCAATGACAAGTATCGCTACATTCCTTGCAATGGCGATATCGCTGGTCTGTGTGTTGCTACTAGTAGCCTCCTCGATGACTGGTATTCCCCTGCTGGTGTCAACAGAGGTTCCCTCCGTAACGCTATCAAACTAGCATACAATCCAAGCAAGGCAGACAGAGACGAACTTTATCAGTCCAGAGTCAACCCTGTTGTTGTATTCCCTGGTAGTGGCGTCACTCTGTTTGGCGACAAGACTGCACTTGCATCACCTTCTTCCTTCGATCGTATTAACGTTCGTCGCCTCTTCCTCAATGTTGAGAAGAGAATTGGAGATCTTGCCAAGACAGTTCTATTTGAGCAAAACGATGCGACAACCCGTTCTTCATTCCTAGCAGCTGCAAGCAGCTACATGTCCGAAGTTCAGGCACGTCGTGGCGTAACTGATTTCCTCGTGGTATGTGATGAGTCCAATAACACCCCTGACGTAATTGATCGTAACGAGTTTGTTGCAGAACTATTCCTGAAACCAACTCGCTCTATTAACTACATCACAGTTACATTCACAGCAACGAAGACTGGCGTCTCGTTCTCTGAAGTAGTCGGTTCCTGATCAAATATCCATAGAGGCAAAAACAATGGCTGGTATTAATTCTTTTATTTCAAAAATTGGTGAAGGCGTCAAGCCTAATATGTTTATGGTGAAGATTCCTTTCCCAGGTGGACAGGAAGATGCAGATGTAAATCTACTCTGCAAATCCACAGCACTCCCAGCATCTAACCTGGGAGTGATTGAGGTTCCTTTCAGAGGAAGAACAGTTAAGATCGTTGGTGATCGTACATTCGACACCTGGTCTGCAACCTTCTTCAATGATAAGGAAATGAAGATCCGTGGTAAGTTTGAGACTTGGTTGGCTTCGATGAACGCTCACGAAGCTAACAATGCACCTCTCTTCACACCTAGTGAAGCAGATCCTGGTTACATGAAGAAGATGATTGTCCAACAATTGAGAAAGGACAGCAACCCAACCAATGACGATGGTACTGGCGCAACAATTCTTCGCCAGTATGACCTCCACTATGCATTCCCAACTAGCATCTCCCAGATCGATCTTGCTTATGACAGCAACGATCAGATTGAAGAGTTCACAGTTGAGTTCCAGTATTCTTACTGGACAGCAACGTCTGGAGAGAAAGCGTTCAGTTCAGATGTAAAGGGATGATTTTCTGACCTGATAAATAGTATTATCAGGTAATCAGATCGATTAATTATGAGTCAACTATTTGGTTTTTTAATCAAAGACGGCGGGGGGAATAAGGGACAATCCCCTGTTCCCCCTAATAGTGATGACAGCGTAGCCACCGTAGCAGGTGGTTATTTTGGTACATATGTAGATGTTGAAGGCGTCTCCAAGAATGAGTATGAACTACTCAAGCGATATAGAGACATGTCGCTACACCCAGAGGTAGACACCGCAATCGATGAAATTGTAAACGAGTTTGTTGTCAGTGATGCTGACGATGCACCCGTTGAAATTGAATTGTCAAATTTAGGTATGGGTGCAGGGGTCAAGAAGAAGATCCGTGATGAGTTCGATCACATCTTAAAGATGCTGAATTTCGACAAGAACGTGCTCACCAGATTATTCGGAACGTGGTACATGTGGATGGTAGGGTACATTTTACCACAAGGTCATCGATCTTAGACAAACCCAAAGCGTGGTATTCTTAGAACTTCGCTACATCGATCCACTCAAGATTACGTAAAGTTCGGCAAAAGATTGTTAAGTCCAGAAGTAGCAGCACATCCTCAAGCAGTCAAAGGTACTGCACTTGCATATGACTGGGGTGATTATGTAGAGTATTACATTTATCAACCAAAGGGTTTCTCTGGTTCGATGACGATGCCACACAATAGTGCATCAGATTTCTCAACCAATAATGGAATCAAGATTGCTTCAGACTCTATCGCCACAGTAAACTCTGGCGTTATGGATCTTAACAAGAAGTACAGTCTGTCCTTCTTGCATAAAGCAATCAAGTCTCTCAATCAACTCCGCATGATTGAAGATAGTCTAGTTATTTACAGACTATCAAGAGCACCAGAACGTAGAATCTTTTATATTGACGTTGGTAATCTCCCCAAAGTTAAAGCGGAGCAGTACCTACGTGATGTCATGGCACGTTATCGTAACAAGCTTGTATACGATGCTAGCACTGGCGAGATTCGTGACGACAAAAAGCATATGAGTATGCTTGAGGATTTCTGGTTGCCCCGTCGTGAAGGCGGTCGTGGTACAGAAATCACAACTCTACCTGGTGGTCAGAACCTAGGCGAGCTTAAGGACGTTGAGTATTTTAGAAAGAAACTATACAACTCTCTGAATCTCCCACCCTCTCGTCTCACTGACGACAACAAAGCATTCAACCTTGGTAAGTCTACAGAGATCCTACGCGATGAACTGAAATTTAGTAAGTTTATTGGTCGTCTCCGTAAACGTTTCTCTCGTTTGTTCCATGACATTCTTAAGACTCAACTGATTCTCAAGGGCGTTATCGCTCCTGAAGATTGGGAGGACATGGAAGAGCATATTCAATATGACTTCCTGTTTGACAATCACTTCAATGAGTTGAAGAAACAGGAGATGATGATGCAACGCATCACTCTCGTTACACAAATGGATCCTTTCGTTGGTAAGTATTTCTCCACAGAATACATCCGTCGTCAGGTTCTCATGCAGACCGAGAAGGAATACAAAGAAATCGATAAGCAGATGCGTGTTGATATTGACAGCGGTATGGTAATTGACCCTGTTGATGTTACATCTATGGATATGATGGATCGTCAAAACGATGCTTTCAAACCTGAACTAGATGCACAGTCTGCGGAAGACGATGCTACTAGAGAACTAGACAAGGCAAAGGAAATGGAGAAGCTAAAACCTGCTGCTTCGCCTGCAAAACCTAAAGCTGATAAATAAAATATAACTCTTGATTATAATATGGACACACCATTAGAGTCTGAACTCGTTGACATTGTTGATTTGATTGCTGACAAGAAGCGTGGCGATGCGTTAGATAAGATTAACGATTATCTATACGGCAAAGCACAAGACGTTATTGATCAGTACAAGCAAAGTGTAGCATCTAGCTACTTTGATGAACCTACAGATACTCCAGAAGAATGAAACTCATTACAGAAAACATTGAGGAGGTCAAACTTTTGACCGAAGAAAAAGACGGTCAAAAGTGTCTCTACATTGAGGGTGTATTCCTCCAATCGGAAGTAAGAAACCGTAACGGAAGAGTATATCCATTTTCTGTTCTGGAAAAAGAAGTAGGTCGTTATAATGAAGAGTACGTATCGAAAGGTCGTGCGCTAGGAGAATTAGGTCACCCCGATGGTCCTACTGTAAACCTTGATCGTGTATCCCACAGGATCACAACACTCAAGGCTGAAGGTAATAACTTCGTGGGCAAGGCAAGAATTCTTGACACACCAATGGGCAACATTGCCAAATCTCTCCTTGGTGAGGGTGTGAAACTTGGTGTTTCTTCTCGCGGCATGGGTAGCATTGATAAGCGTGAAGACGCTAATTATGTTATGGATGACTTTATGCTTGCGACTGCTGCTGATATCGTAGCAGATCCTTCTGCCCCTGATGCATTTGTAAACGGCATCATGGAAGGAAAGGAGTGGGTATGGGACAACGGTCTCCTAAAAGAGAAAACAGTTGCTAAATACCAGGGATACATTAGTGAATCATCCAAGAAAGATTTGGAAGCGAGGACTCTAAAAGTCTTTGAACACTTCCTGTCAAATCTCTAACTTAATAAATAATCATAGAAATAGCTATAGAAATTCAAGGGGAAACTCACATGTCAGATATGTTAAAGGAAAAATTTGAGGAGTTTGTAACTGAATCAGGTCTAGTTGTTGAAGCTGGCGATCCAATGCCAACAGTATCTGCAGCAGTTATTCCTGGTGGTGGCGGTTACGAAGCGTCTAGTCAGTCCAAGACCGAAGTCAACTCCAAAGCTGGAGCTGGCGAAGGTAAGGCTACTGTAGGCACCGACGCTGTTAACGGTTACGGAGCTCAACAGTCAGTCACCGATAACGGTGGTCCACGTCCAGACGGAAACGATGAGGGCGAGGATAATCCTGGTGCTAAAGCATCTGCCCCTGTTGGTGCTAAAGGCGCACAGAGCGATGGTACTGCACAGACCTCTAGCATCAACGATGCTGGCGACCAGGGCAAGACTGTTACCGTTGGTGCTGATGTAGCATATGCAACCAGCACTGGTCCTGATGTAACATATCCCATCAAGCCTTCCTTTGAATCCCTTGACATGAGTGCAGATGTTGCAGCACTCACCGAAGGAACAGAACTCACTGAAGAGTTCAAAGAAAAAGCAACAACAATTTTTGAAGCAGCAGTCAAATCCAAACTATCTGAAGAGTGGGCAAAACTCGAAGAGCAGTTTGAGACTAACCTCTCCGAGCGAGTTACATCTGTTAAAGCAGAACTTGCAGAAGAAGTAGGTGGTACTATCAAGTACGCAATTCAAACTTGGTTGGAAGAGAACCAAGTATCCATCGATCGTGGTATTCGTAACGAGATTACTGAAGACTTCATCGCTGGACTTAAGAATCTCTTCCAAGAACATTACATTAATATTCCTGACGACAAAGTTGATGTCGTGGAAGGAATGTCTGAAGATATTCGTAAGATGGAAGACAGCCTCAACGAACAGATTGAGCGCAACGTGAAACTTCAAGGTCGTCTAGATGAGTCTGCAAAAACTGTAATTCTGAACATTGTTTCAGAAGGTCTTGTAGATACACAAAAAGACAAGTTGGCATCTCTAGCAGAAGGCGTAGAGTTTGAGTCGGAAGAGAAGTTTGCAGAGAAGGTTAAGACCCTCCGCGAATCATACTTCCCAGCAAACCCTGCTACACCTGCAGCAGAAGCTACTGATGAAGCACCAGTTGAAGGCGGAGAAGTAACCCCAGCAATGGCGGCATACCTCAATGCTATCAGTCGCTGGAACTCATAATAATTTAACTCCCTAATCCAATAAAGAAAATGTTTAACGCAGAACATCTTCAGGAAAAGTGGGCACCTGTTCTTGGTCACGAAGGCTCCTCGCCTATCGATAACCGTTACAAGAAAGCTGTCACATCTGTCCTCCTGGAGAACCAAGAAAGATTTATGCGCGAAGAGCGCGGTATGCTAAACGAAGTTGCAGTTAACAGCCTTGGCGCTGGTACTGTTTCTCCTTCTGGCAGCGCACTCGGCAACGCTAACACCGCTGGTCTTGCAGGTTTCGACCCTGTACTTATCAGCCTCGTCCGTCGTGCAATGCCTAACCTAATGGCATATGACGTTTGTGGCGTCCAACCAATGAGCGGTCCTACTGGACTAATCTTCGCAATGCGCTCACGCTACGAGAACCAAGGCGGCGAAGAAGCCTTGTTCAACGAGCCTGACAGTGCATTCTCCACAGCACATGACGCAACAGCTGGTGCTTATACACCTAGAACTGGCGCTGGTGTCGGTGGCGATTCAGAGGGTAACAACCCTGCACTTCTTAACGACTCCTCACCTGGAACCTACGAAGTAGGTCGTGGCATGAGCCGTGAGAACTTGGAGAAGATGGGCGAAGCTTCCCGTCTGTTCCGTGAGATGTCATTCAGCATTGAGAAGACTTCTGTGACTGCAAAGTCCAGAGCTTTGAAAGCAGAATACACCTTGGAACTAGCACAAGACCTCAAGGCTATTCATGGTCTAGATGCAGAGCAAGAACTTGCTAACATCTTGTCCAGTGAAGTCCTTGCAGAAATCAACCGTGAAGTTGTACGTACAGTATATCAGGTTGCTAAAGTCGGTGCTCAAAACAACGTTGCTAACGCAGGTATCTTTGACCTAGACGTTGACTCCAACGGCAGATGGTCAGTTGAGAAGTTCAAAGGACTTCTATTCCAGATTGAGCGCGATGCTAACGCAATTGCTCAAGAGACTCGTCGTGGCAAAGGCAACTTCATCATCTGTTCTGCAGACGTTGCAAGTGCCCTAGCAATGGCAGGCGTCCTTGACTACTCCTCTGGTCTAACTGGTGCTGGTGGTCCTTCCATCGGTGATGTTGATGACACTGGCAACCTTTCGGTTGGCACAATCAACGGTCGCATCAAGGTCTACGTCGATCCTTACTGCTGCTAACCTTTCCGACAAGCACTACTACGTCATCGGATACAAAGGTACTAGCCCTTATGACGCAGGACTATTCTACTGTCCTTACGTTCCCCTCCAAATGGTTCGCTCGATCGACCCTGACACCTTCCAACCAAAAATTGGTTTCAAGACTCGTTACGGCATGGTCAGCAATCCTTTCGTCACCACCAACGGAACCTACAATGGTACTCCAGATGGCGAAACACTTTCGGCAAACGCCAACATGTACTACAGAAGAGTACAAGTTATCAACCTCATGTGATTCATCACCAGGTTTCTTACAGACCTCCCTTCAAGGGGGGTCTTTTTTTGTCTAAATAATTAAAGACTATACCATGGGGTTATTATGCCATCCCTAGATGAGGCAGCTGCGAAAAGAGAACAAGCAGCAGCACAGAAAGAACAGAATAAACCAAAACAAATCGAAAAAGTTACCGAGCAAGTACCGAGCAAGTCACCAGTCAAAAACGATTGCGTTGACACTAGGTGGACTCTTTGCCTTGGCACACATTGGTTTGTTAGGTTATGTAATTCACAGACCAGAAAAACCACAAGTTCCACAAGTACCTACAATCAATATCCCTCGTGGAGATTATTCGTCATACAGAATTAAAGCTGGTAAGGATGGATATGAGATTGAGTATCGTGCAAACGATCCTAAAGTTCTAGAGTCACAAAAAGCATTAGACCTCAATAAAAGTAAGAAAGGATTTTTTGGTGGTCAGCAAGTTGAAATGCGCCGCGAGTTCCGTCGTGATCAATTCACTATGGAAGGCACCCGTAATATGGGGGTAGGAGGCGCTGTAGACGGCGAGGGAAAGTTGACTGCCCGAGAAGAAGAGTGTTTAGTGGCGGACGCTGGCGCACGGTCCCAGGGTGCAATGGCAGGTAGTGCTATCGCTGCTGGTGTTGCTGTTCCTGCTGCTATGAGTATTCCATATGTAGGATGGTTGGCTGGTGGATGGGCTCTACTCCTCGGTCAAAAAGCAGGTTCCAGTCTAGGTTCTACCGTAGGTACAGTCTTTAATGACTGCTAAATAGTAGTGCTTGGGATGCTGACATGTCTGCTGATTGGTACAAAAAATTACCGCAAAACAGAAATTTCTTAACACCTACAGGGTTTAAATTTACCCTAGAAAGATTTGGTGGTGTTGATTTTTTCTGTCAATCAGCTAGTATTCCAGATGTTTCTATGCCAACTATTGAAGTGGCAAACACCCTTTAGAGGTGTACCCATTATTCCTGGTGGTGGTGTAGAATACAGTGATCTAACGGTTCGGTTTATTATTGACGAAGATCTATCCAACTACATGACTGTATGGAACTGGATCAGAGACAATGGTAATTCAGAATCATTTGATGGAGAAGGAGAAGGATACTCTGATGGTATTCTACAGATACTAACGTCTAACTTCAATCCAAAATATAGTGTAAGATTTGAACGATTAATGCCAGTGCAACTTACTAGTATTCCATTTGATTTTTCAGTGGGAGAAGTTGAGTTCTTTACAGCTAACGTTACTTTCAAATACACACGTTATACAGTATGTGATTTAGGATTACAACCTCTATGAATTTTAGTTCATTACATCAACGCTTCCAAAAAATTAAGGAAGAGTGGACCAAGGATACACAAATCGATTTTCAATTTAAGAACAAACAATACTCCGAAGATCTAGCACGACTTGCGTTGGAGATTCCTTTCCAGCACAATAAATATCTGAATCATTACACAGATCTTTCTCAAATTAAAACTTCATTAGAGTTTGAACATCGTAAACTCTTAAGAGATAAGAGAGAATATTATGGCGGTGAAGCTGACGCTAAAACATACGCAGAAAAACCTTTTGGTACTCACATCAAAACATCAGAGAAGATGAAAGTCTATCTGGAGTCAGATGATGAACTTATTAACACAGAAGCAAAAGTCAAGTACATTGATCAGATGCTTTACTTTCTCGATCATGTTATGAAACAAATCTCTAACCGTGGGTTTCAGATCAAAAGTGCTATTGAATGGGAAAAATTTATTAATGGAAACTAATGTCACATCTAGTTGTCAAGAAAAAGAATGAGGTCTATCTACAGATCTCATCAGAGCCTCACGTCCATCGTGAGTTGGCAGACTACTTTTCTTTTGAATTGCCAGAGGCAAAGTTTCTAAAACGCCAACCAAGATTTAGATATTGGGATGGTATGATCCATCTGTATTCTCCTGGTACAGGTGAACTGTATCATGGTCTCTTACCTCACTTGAAAGAGTGGTGTAGAGAAAGAGAATATGGTATTAAATTTGAGAACAATGATTGGTACGGGGAAGTAGAGGTAAGTAACGATTTCGTTTCTCCACCTGCTGTTGCAGATTGGATGAAACATATCTGCAAGTACAAACCAAGAGACTACCAGTACATGACTGTGTATAAGGCTCTCAAAAATAACAGAGGTTTGTTCCTGTCTCCAACAGGATCTGGCAAATCCCTTATGATTTATTCCATCGTTCGTTACTACGCAGCGGCTGATAAGAAGATTCTACTGATCGTGCCTACGACTTCTTTGGTAGAACAAATGATAAAGGATTTTAAAGACTATGGATGGAATGCAGATGAGTTCTGTCACACCATATATTCAGGCAAAGATAAGAATACTGACAAACCAGTTGTCATCTCAACATGGCAGTCAATCTACAAGTTTCCGAAAAGATACTTTGATGACATTGATTGTGTTATCGGAGATGAAGCACACTTATTTAAGGCAAAGTCCCTCACAGGTATCCTCACCAAACTCCACAACGCAAAGTATCGTTTTGGGTTCACGGGTACACTTGACGGTAGCAAAACTCATAAGTGGGTTTTGGAAGGATTGTTTGGTGCATGTGAACAGGTTACAAAGACAGATACTCTCATTAAGAAAGGGTTCCTTTCCAGCTTGCGAATTAAAATCCTAGTCTGTAAGCATGACTACAAATACTTCGCTGACTTTCATGAGGAGATGGAGTACATTGTAACACATGAAAAGCGAAACAACTTGATTAAAAATATTGTTAACGACATAGAAGGTAACACATTAGTTTTGTTTAACTATGTGGAAAAACATGGTGAACCTTTGTATGAGTTAATAAATAATTACATCAGTAACGACAGATCTGTATTCTTCGTTCATGGTGGTACTGATACCGAAGATAGAGAACAAGTAAGAGCAATCACAGAATGCGAATCCAACGCTGTCATTATCGCATCTTACGGTACGTTTTCCACAGGCATCAACATTAAAAAATTACATAACATCGTATTTGCTTCTCCCTCCAAATCCAGAGTTAGAAACCTACAATCTATTGGTAGAGTTCTACGTAAAGGAGATGGAAAAGATATTGCTACCTTGTATGATATCGCTGATGATATCTCTGGGCGTAACTATAACTATACTTTAAAACATCTTATTGAAAGGATTGCAATATATCAAGAAGAGAACTTTAAGTACGAAACTATAAACATAGACTTAAGGTAAAGAATGGAAGAAGAATTTTATGCAACGTTAAAGCTAACATCAAATGAGGAACTACTTGCTAAAGTATGTTACTTGACTGAAGAAGAATGTTTACTTGTGGAAAAACCCTTGCTGGTTATTCGTGCCACTCAAAAGAAAAGTGGTAGGCTTGTGGAAGGATTCTCATTAAGTGACTGGGTGATGTCTTCTTATGAAGAACTATACGTTCTAAAAATGGAACAAGTAGTAACCATTACTGAAATGGATAAGAAGATAAAAGGATTCTATACCAGTCACTTATCTAGAGAAGATGATGATGTACCTACAGATAAGATGTCAAAAGAAATGGGGTATCTAGGATCAGTAACAGATCAAAAAAGTAAATTAGAAGATCTATTTAATAGAAGCTAGTATGTCTCTGTAACCCTTAACAGAGTTATTCTATAGGTGTTAGGTGTATTTGTCAAGCCCCTGTGGAAAACTATTGACTTGACACCAAAACAAATTTGTAGTATACTAGTAAAAGCAAACAGAAAATTATGGTAAGAAAGCCAAAAACCGAATACTATGTAAATAACAAAGAGTTTTTGGAAGCCCTTGTTGCCTATAAGTTTCGTGTTAATAGAGCAAAGGATGCTGGAGACAGTAGACCTATCGTCCCCAATTATGTTGGTGAGTGTTTCCTTAAGATCGCTACACACCTATCATACAAACCAAACTTTGTCAACTACATGTTTCGTGAGGACATGATCTGTGACGGCATTGAGAATTGCCTACAGTATATTGACAACTTCAATCCAGAGAGTCTTCTAACCCGTTTGCTTACTTCACTCAAATTATCTATTATGCTTTCCTTCGTAGGATTCAAAAAGAGAAGCGTCAACTAGAGATCAAGAGTAAGATCCTAGAGAAGTCTGGTCACCAGGAGATCATGCACACTGATACGTATGATGGTGACATGGCAGGGATGAATGCTTCCTACTCTGACATGGGTAGTATTAAAGAAAACATTGAGACGAGAATGAACCGATGACAGTAGCACTTATTACAGATCAACATTTGGATGGTCGTAAAGGTTCTCTGGTATTCTGGAATTACTTCCTTAAGTTTTATGATGATGTGTTCTTCCCTACGCTAGAGAAGAAAGGTATTACAGAGATCATTGACCTAGGTGATACGTTTGATAACCGTAAAACCATTGACTTCAATGTCTGGAATCGAATTCGTACTCACTACTTCGATAGACTGAATGAGATGGGCATCACAGTCCATACCATTCTGGGTAATCACTGTGTCTACTACAAGAATACAAACGCTATCAACTCTCCTGATCTGTTGCTAGGTGACTATGATAATATTCGTGTCTACGATGAGACTTGTACTGTTACTATTGAGGGTACGAAAATTTGTTTTGTCCCTTGGATCAATAGGGAGAACGAAGAAGCGACAATGGAGCATCTCAAAAATACAGATGCAGAAATAGTCATGGGACATCTTGAGCTTGATGGGTTTGAAATGACTCCAGGCATGAAGATGGAGCATGGCATGGATCCCAAGATCTATAAGAATTTTAAGCAGGTCTATTCGGGACATTTCCATCACAAGTCAAGCAAGGGTAACATCACATACCTTGGCAATCCTTACCAGATGTTCTGGAATGACTACGCTGACACTAGAGGGTTTCATCTTTACGAACCAGCATCTAATAAACTGCGTATGGTAAAAAATCCTTATGACATCTTTAAAAAGATCTACTATAACGATGTAGATAAGGACATGGTTCTAGACTACACCCAGTTTAAGGATACTTTTATTAAAGTCATTGTTGAAGAGAGGCGTGACTATTACAAATTTGAAAAAATGATTGACCAGTTGTATAACTCTGGCGCTCATGATATCAAAATTGTAGAGACTTTAGTTGATGAAGATACTGTAGAAGAACCTAATCTAGAAGTCAAAGATACACTGACATTACTTAACGAGTATATCGATGAGGTAGAAATGTCCGTAGAGAAATCTGACCTTAAGAAACTTATGAGATCGCTATATATTGAGAGCTGTGAAATGGTTTGATGTCTTTCATCTTAACTCTCAAAGACTTGCCAGAAGGAGTTTTCTCTGTTGTCGATAAAGACACAGGAGATCATGTCATTCCTATCTTTGATGATAGAGACGACTGTGAAAGATATGCTGAACAACTATCTGATTCAGCATCTCAACTGGAATTGCAGATGATTCAAATTGAAAAACAACTAATTGTTTTCGCTTGCGAGCAGCGAGAGCAGAGATATGCTATAATCACTATAGACGACTTCATCATACCACCTGACGACTTAACATGATTACGTTTGAAAAAGTTCGCTGGAAGAATTTTCTTTCTACTGGCAACACATATACTGAAGTTGATCTGACCGCTAGTAAGACTAACCTTATTATTGGTACTAACGGAGCTGGTAAGAGTACCATCTTGGATGCTCTTACCTTTTCTTTGTTTGGCAAACCTTTTCGTAAGGTCAACAAACCAATGCTGGTCAACAGTGTTAACGAAAAAGATTGTCTAGTTGAGATTGAATTTACTACAGGACCAAATAAATTTCTTGTTAAACGTGGCATCAAGCCAGGTGTGTTTGAGATCTGGCAAAACGGATCTATGCTAGATCAATCCAGTAATGTCTCTGACTATCAGAAACATCTGGAGCAAACGATTCTGAAGATGAACTATAAGTCCTTCACACAAATTGTTGTGCTAGGTTCGTCCACGTTCGTTCCGTTTATGAGATTACCTCTAGCACAACGTAGAGAAATTATTGAAGACATCTTGGACATTCAGATCTTTTCTGTGATGAACACAGCACTGAAAGATAAGATGAAAACTTCTAACGAAGAGATGCGTGATGTTGACTACAGTGTTGACATGGCGGAGCAAAAGATTTCTATGCAACGTCAGATGATTGAACAATTATCTACTCGTGACGAAGCAAATATCAAAGAGAAACAATCACGTATTGAAGAGTTGTTGGTGGAAGAAGAAACCTGTCAACGATCTGTATCTACACTATGTGAAGAATCTGAAAGACTTTGTGAAGATATGAAAAGTCTTTCAGCAGCAAATAAAAAATTGATAACTTTAAATAACTTGAAAGGAAAACTAACAAACAAGTTTTCTAGTTATAAGAAACAGCACGAATTTTTTGCAAAGAATGATACATGTCCTACGTGTAGTCAGTCAATCACACATGAGTTGAAAGAACAAAAGACTAGTGAGATTACCTCAAAGTATAAAGAACTTGTCTCGGCAATCGAAGAGATTCATTCTAACATTGAAGACGAGCAGGCAAGAGACCAGCAGTACACTGTAAAAAATCAAGAAATGAATGGCATTCAACAGCAGATTGCTGGGTATAATGCTACTGTTAATCGTATCCATAAGAACGTCAAGCAACTCTTTTTGGATGTAGAAACATTACAAAATTCCAAGGATGATAAGTCTGAAGAGTATGAGAAGTTAAAATATCTAGAGAAGGAACATGATGATCTGAAAAAACAGATTGCTGTTGTCAAGAAAGAAC